CAGGGTGGGTGCTGATATACCCGGCACCCCGATCGCCGGTGCAGGTAGAGTAAGTCGCCGGGTAACGGACAAAACGGGAACCTAGAGCCCGGGGAAACATCAGTTGACCCGGGAAGTAACAGGCCGGCGGCAATATGGAGGCCGGATGGCACGCTGGGATAGACAGCGAGGAGCTACATGGTAGTCCCGACAATATGCCCTGAACATAAAACTTAATTATTACATCTACTTAATAACGGACAAGTCGATTGCGGAAAAATGTGTCGATATGGGTTAGATCAGGAGCATTAAAAGGATGCTGAAAAAAAAGAACAAAAAAAATGTCGGCGGAAGACCCCTTGTTTTTAAAACACCGCAGGAGTTAGAAACTAAAATAAAAGAGTATTTTGACTCTTGTTGGATTGATAAAGTTGTTGAAATTACTGACAAAGAAGGGAATGTCACAACAACCAATAGTCGTTATCAAAATCAACCATACACCATAGCAGGCTTAGCCTCGTACCTTGGGTTTAATTCCCGGCAATCGCTTATTAATTATGATACCAGAAAAGGGTTTTTAGACATAATAAAAAAGGCGAAGTTAAAAGTTGAAATGAATGTTGAGGAATATTTATTGGCGGGAAAGAACGCTACCGGAGCAATTTTTTGGCTAAAAAATCATGCTCATTATGCTGACAATCAGCAGGTAGTTGGGAAGGATGGGGGGCCAGTGGAAATTAAAATTATTTACGAGAGCGAAGGGAAGACGCAAAGTGAATAATGACTAAAAAATACACAGTAAAACTTCCGAAGCCGCACGCAAAACAACTGGATTTTATGCAGTCGGCCGCAAAAAGAAAGGTGATTAGGGCGGGGAGACGCTCGGGAAAAGCACAGCCGCTAACGGCCAAAATATATACTCCTACGGGGTATAAAATTATGGCGGATATCAAAATCGGAGATAAAGTCCTAACACCGGCTGGTGGCGTGGCAAGAGTTGAAGGAGTCTATCCGCAAGGGATACAGGATATTTATCGTGTATCGTTTGGGGGCGGTGAATACGCTGAAAGCACATTCGACCATCTTTGGGAGATAAAAGAAAGGCGAACAGATAGTGTTTGGAAGGAGAGAACCAGGGTTGTTACGACTGAACAATTATCAAAAATGAAGACCATTACACAAGTGGGTCATGGCACTAAAAGGAGGCCAACCATTCCATCCACAAGCCCCGTGCGGTTTATGTCTCAAGATGTGCCAATAGATCCATATTTGCTTGGGGTTTTGATTGGAGATGGCAGCATGTTGCATGAATCAGTGATGGTGTCTGCATATGATCCATATATCCGTGAGCAAGTGAGTAAAAGATTGCCGCAAGGAATGACTATGCGGCGAGATGGCGACAAACATGATTATGTTTTAAGTGTTGGTATGGGTGTCTACAAGAATCCAATCATTAGAGCACTAAAAAAGCTTAATTTATGGGGTAAGTACAGTTACGAAAAATATATTCCCGATATATATAAATATAACTCTATAGAGGTAAGGATGGGAATTATCCAGGGGATATTAGATACAGACGGGTCTGTAGATTATTATGGCCAGCCGAGGCTAGAACAAACTTCAGAAAGACTTGCGAAAGATGTCGCAGAGGTAATACAATCTATGGGTGGATTATGCACTCTTCGTGTAAAGAAAAATTCTTATAAATACAAAGGGGTTAAAGTTATAGCGAGAGATGTTTACCGACAAAGCATATTATTCCCGGATGCCTCATGTTTATTTACCCTCCCGGCCAAAAAACAAAAAGCGAAACGGAGAGCTTGGCCGGTCAAAAGATACATACATAAAGTTGAGAAAGTTAGAGAAGAAGCCGCGCAGTGTATAAAGATATCTGATCCGGCTGGACTTTACCTTACGGATAATTTCATTGCGACACATAACACCGTGGGGATAGCTATTTTTGCCATACAAGAATTTCTAAAAGGCCGCAGAGTCCTGTATGCAGCTCCAACCTCAGAGCAAATTGGCAGATTTTGGACATCGGTTACAAACGCAACCGATGAGCTGACCCGAAACAAGATTTTTTACAAAAATGAGACTGAACATATTATTGAGTTAAAAGGCACAGAGCAAAGATTGAGAGCAAAAACCTGCTGGAATGCGGATACGCTACGTGGCGATTATTGCAGTCTTCTTATTTTTGACGAGTACCAACTCATCAACGAGGATGCCTGGGCGGTTGTCGGTGCACCAATGCTGCTGGACAACGACGGAGACGCAGTTTTTATTTATACGCCGCCCTCTTTGCATTCCCGCAGTGTTTCAAAAGCCAACGACCCTCAACATGCCGCAAAACTTTTTAAAAAAGCGGCGTTACTGGAAAAATCAAACCCCGGACGCTGGGCGACATTTCACTTTTCCTCGATGGACAATCCGTACATAAGCCAAGACGCGCTGGCAGAAATTACTTCTGACATGAGCAGCCTGGCTTACCGCATGGAAATCCTTGCTGAGGACATAGATCAAGCACCGGGCGCGCTGTGGACACGTGACAGCATTGAAAAAAACAGGGTTATACAGGCTCCTGAATTAACCAAGATTGTTGTTGCCATCGACCCTACGACCTCCGCGGAAGGCACAGGGGACGCAGCCGGTGTCATCGTTGCGGGCAGTCTTGCTAATCAGGTGTACGTCCTGGAAGATGACACGCTGAATGGTTCCCCGCTGTCCTGGGCACAAGCTGCTGTTGATGCCTATTACAAACACAAAGCTAATCTGATTGTTGCCGAAAAAAACCAAGGTGGTGAGATGGTGGCCATTACAATTAAACAAGTTGATAAAGATGTTCCCGTTAAACTCGTTCACGCCGCGCGCGGTAAAAATGTGCGCGCCGAGCCGGTAAGCGCAAAGTATGAGAAGAATCTTGTCCATCACGTCGGAAATTTTCCGGCATTGGAAGATGAGCTCTGCTTGTGGCTTCCAGGAGATAAATCGCCAAACCGTTTAGATGCGCTGGTCTGGGCAATAACCGACCTGATCGGCGAGAGCTTTTTTAGCGATAGTGTATTTGAGGATTGACATTGAGTTCTATCATTAAAAAAATAACTCATCCTTATGCGTATGAGTTACGCCAAAGCAGACTTGATAACGCCCTGATCACCGGCAAACCAATGATTGAGCGCCCATTTTATTATGAGAATATTGAAAATAATGAACAATATTACGATGTTTACGGCTGTATCGGCTGGCCAACTGAAATTTCTGAAAAGGACGAAGGGCGCCCCGGATATTTAGCAATTGTTGCAGTAATTAAAGATACGCAACCGATACAAGAGCCTGTTTTTCGCTTACTTGCCGAAGCTGAGAGCAAGAATATTCCAACCCTGCTAAATCATACAATATCTATGCGAGAGAAGTATGGCTATGGATTACAACCTACGTTGCTGGCTTCGTGGTGGGGAGACCCGGACAGATTTGTAACCACAATAGCGAGATTTAACGAGAGATATAAGGGTAAAGAATTGGCAATTAGCCCGACTGTTGATCTGTACGAATCGACATGTTTTGATGATTATGCGCGCTCGATGCAGTCGTTAATATCAAAAGACATTGAAGTAAAGCGTTTTAAGTTTTCAGGGTTAGAGATTTTGAAGAGCAGACTAAGAGAGTTCAAAAGAGATGAACCGGCTGTTTTAGCTGTGGGGGGATTGATCCATACGCTTTTATTATCATGCGAATGGATGGATCAGCACTCTTCTAATTGCTTTGTGATTGATAATTAACGAACAAAAAACAGGAGGAAAAACAATGATTGAACTTTTGCAGGCATTGGCGTTAATAGGACTTGGTGGGGTCTTATGTTTATCAGGTGTCTTTCTCGGTGCCTTTATCGTTCATCGCGCCAAGTCAACTATTCCAGGGACTGGATTTATAACGGGTAGTGTCCCAAAGGGCGAAGTGTTCACGATGAAAGACGAGCTTGATTCTCTTAGCGAAGATGGCGCGGAAAAAAAAGTCCTTGCAAAAAATAGAATTTTTAATCATATATTCGGGAAAAACATTAAGGAGGAAACATGAAAGTGAAATGTCCCCAATGCGGGAGGATGTCATTTGAAACTAATGAACAGTTTGACCCGAATTTACCGCCCCACGGCGGGATGCTGCGTTCGCTGCTTCAATATCATATTGATTTCTTATTATCAGCAACAACTAAGGCAGCAGAACTTGCGTGCCCTGAATGCCTGGCTCCGCTGGTTGTAGGAGGCGCCCTGAACGTAGTGATGCCGGCAAAAATAGCAGCCAATGATTTGCAGGTGCCTATCCCCGTCTTTATCTGCGATGTATGCGGCAAGGAATGTAAGAGTGAGTTAGGACTGAATAGCCACAAAAGGTCTCATAAAGGAGAAAGTAATGATTAAAATAGTTTACACGCAAACGGGAGGTATCATCGGAGAGAAGGTTCCATCGGAGATTGGAATATTAGCATTGAAAGATCCCCGAATTATGCAAATGATTAAAACGGAAGAAGGAGAGTTTAAAGTAAATATTGTTCCCATGCTGGGTCAGCCAAAATATTTTGAGATTGATCGGGGAACGATGAATTACGACGTCAACGATGAAAAACTAATTAATGCGTACAAAGAAAACGTGTCAGTCGTTTCTTCACTTAGAAACCCTGCGCTTGTTGATGTGAGCGGCGAGTAATTGCAGTAAGTCAAAAATGAGGAACGTCAAATGCCCTGGACAGCAGAAGAATTTAGAAAAAAGCACAACAATAAATTGTCGGATAAACAAGCAAAAAAAGCCGCTCAGATAGCCAATGCAATATTGAAAGAAACAGGAGACGAAAAAAAAGCGATAAGAATAGCGAACGCAAGAGTGGGTTTGTGAGAGGAGAGAAACATGGTTAAAAATGATTGGAGTCTATCAAATGTGCCACCGAAAAATGATCCTGATGTAGGAGAATTCGCATTTTTGCTTTTTGAAGCGGCAAAAAACGAAAAGGAACGCTTGGGAAAACATGACGATTTTAATAATAATTTCGCCTTGTATCGAGGGAATCAGGATACGCAGCAATCAGGCCGCAAAGGAGCTCCACGCAAAAAGAAAGTCCTTACTCCGATTAATCTCTATTTTGCCAATGTGGAAAGAACTGTCTCAAACATTACTGCAAGAGAACCCACCGGAGAAGTAGTTGACCTTGATGGACAAGGTGACGGTTCTGAAAATATCCTGTCTATTGTCCTAAAAAAATGGTGGAAGGACACTAATCAACAATCAAAGACACGCGCATCCTCCAGACAGATGGAAATATACGGATTTACACCGGAAAAACCCTATTGGGACAAAGGAAGATTTCGCCCCGATATTGCAGTGACAGACCCGTATAGTATTTTCCCATGTCCCGGAAACTGGGATAATATAGCAGAGGAAGCTCCGTATATCTGTTATGCGTACATTGATTTCGTTTCTAGCATAGAGAGTATTTTTAAAGTAAAGGATATTGCTAAAGATGATGCTTATGATTTAATGGGCACAGTCCGGGAAACATACAAGACACAAGGTTACGGAATAGAGAAGAGTATTGGAAATTATACTGATGCTATGACCGTAACTAGAGAGGTTGCCGGACAAGACACAAAAATCCTTGAACGTTGTCTGGTAATTGAGGTTTGGTTAAGAGATGACCGCGAAACAGAAGAAAAAACAGAAGAACCCTTTATAGACGAAAACGGGGCTCCTCAAGTTAGAATAACAACAATAAAGAAAAAAGTGTATCGCGACGGAATACGAAAAATAACGATTTCCAAAAGCAAAGATCCGGCTATTAAGAGCGGAATAATTATCCTTGACGATAATCCAAACCCAAATCTTAATCCAGAGTTGGCAGATGAACTTGCTTCAACAACATACCCTTGGGGGAGATTGCCCTGCTATGTTGCAAATTCCTACAAAGATGGTGTTACAATTTATGGATTTGCAGCGGCTGAACAGGTCGGAGATCTGATAGTTAAAATCAATCTCATTTTCTCTAAACTTATCAATTATGTAATCAACGTTATGGCTCCACCGTTAATTGTGCAGCAACATTGCGGAATAACTAAAGAAATGATAGAAAATTCTATCAGTAAACCCGGCAGGATGGTTTTGATGCCGACCATTCCGAATGCCCGGATTGAGTTTATGCAAATACCCAATTTACCGGAAACATTTTTTCGCGTCCTGGAATTGCTTATACGAAATTTTGATCGTATTTACGCTATAGAGGATGCCGACAGGGGGCAAGCACCGAATGGAGTTATCGCTTATGCGGCGATTCAGGCGCTTCAAGAACGTAATCAGGTCTTAATGCTGACCAAGACTTCTTCTGTTGATTTTCTAGCAGAAGAGAGATCCAAGTGGGCAATAGGATTGTATCAAAATTTTGGGACACGTCCTGATTCTGTTAATGTGGCGGACGAACAGTTGCCATTTGCAGGTGTAGAGTTCGCCGGGAGAAAGTTTGGTTATGTGGTTGAGTCAGGTTCATCAACGCCAAGAACAAAACTTCAATGGCAAGATTTAGCGCTAAAGTTAAAAGAAATGGGCGTCATTGACCAACAAGCAACACTTGAATCCATCGGATTTCCCGGATGGAAAGAGATTTTAGAAAGAAATGCTGAATCTCAAACAGAACAGGCGCTTCAGGTTTTAGTTGATGCTGGTTTGCCGGAAGAGACGGCTATTCAGCTAAGAGATTTTGTCATGCAATCATCGTTGCAAACGCAGGGAAACGATCAAAAATAAAACAAAAACATAAGGAGGAGGAGAAGCAACATGGAATCTTTAAGAAGACAGTACGGAATTACATTAGAAGAAGAGGACAAGTTGGCTGCGCGAGTAGAAGCAATGTTTAAAGGTTTGTTTGAGTTACGATTTAAAGAAAATACATTTAAACTTGTTGAGGATTTTTTAAATAGAAGAAATTTTATCGAAGGAGACGAGCTTGTCTTTTCGTATGTTCAAAAAATTACGTATACAGCATTGATTGGATTATTGGGAGAAATTCGTAATGGAAAAGAAGCGGAAAAGAAAAAACTAAAAAAGTCTAAAGGAGTGTAAATGCCTATCTACGAATATAGTTGTCCGAGGTGTAAAAAAATAACCGAAAAGTTCCATCGGATAGACAATATCCCTAAAAAGGCCAGGTGCCAAACAAAAGGGTGTGGACGCATGGCCAGACGGATAATTCCCCAAAGCGGTGCGATACTGTGTGACTCTATTAATGATGTGAAGTGGTTAAAATCGTCGTTAGACACCTTGCCGAATGATGCACAGCACATCGAGTCGCGGACAGAGCATAAGAAGTATTTGTCACGAAATGGGCTTACAACTATTGGGTGACGATGTGGACGATAAAGAACAGAAAATTGAAGCCATAATCTCTTTTTGCAGGGAGAAAATAAAAAACTTGATATTGGATAAAGTTTCTGGTAGAGTTGAATTAACATTAATCCTAGACTTCTCACAAGGATTCATAGGATCAGCGCATATGCAAGACAATACAAAGGTGTGTATTTTAAAACAAGGTAAATAGAATGCTCAGTCAACCGTTATTATTTTAAGGATGTTTTACTGCTAAAAATATGTCCAAAGGACGGATTAAATTTCTACTATTGTAGATAGGATATAAGGGGTACTTAAGTCCTTTAAGAAGGTAGCTAAAGCCCAGACTGTACGACAAACACAAACGTGTCCGTACAATCTGGGCTTTTTTTTAATACCAAAATCGGGTAGCTCAGCCATCGGTCCGCAAGGGTAGCCGAAATCATACTGAGTCCGGGAAATGGAGAGAAAAAAATGGAAGAGAATGTGAATGATCAAAGCGAAGATAAAGGAATTGCTGGGACAGGTTTTAAGACCCCGGAAGAGTTAGCTGCTGCATTCGTCAAAGAACAGGCGCAGAGGACAAATCTGGAAAAGAAACTTGGAGAGCAGGGGAACGAACTGGGGCAAATACGCAATCAAGCGCAGACCTTAGCCGAAACCCTAAAAGAAACCCTTACCAAAGAGAAATCTCAACCGGGATACGGAAAGGAAAAGGCGGAAGGTATTGATTACGATTCGGAAATTGCAAACGTAAACGCTCAGATAGAGAAACTTGATCCTTTGAGTGAAAAATATCAGGGCGAACTTGCTAAGTTGATGTCAAAATCTAATCAACTAACAGCCGAAAAAGTTAAAAATACTGTCCTTGGTGAGGCTGGGAAGCTCTTTCAGAAGGAATTACAGGAACGCGATATAAAAACATCGCAGAGAGAATTCCTCAAGGCAAATCCCACATTCAACACCCCGGAAATACAACAGCGAATAAATGATTTTATCGCCAACGATTCTACCGGGATGCATGACAAAATGTCGGCGTTCGCTGAAATCAAGGCTGCTGATGCGGAAGCAAGAGCAGCCGCACTGGAACAAAAAAACGCAGAAATGATGGAAGCCCTTAAACTGCAAGCAGGGAGGGATAAAACAGGAACGGTGATCATAAAGGGACAAAGTCCCGGACAGACCACTAACAAAACAATACTAACCGGCAAGGAGCGTGACGCTGCTATGGCCGAAGCTTTGGCCAAGTTAAGCGGGTAATCGTCCTTGTATAAGGAGATATAGCTATGACTTTACAAAATCAATTAAATGCAACAACCGAAGTATACTGGAACTCTGTTGTTCCAGAAGATATTTTTAATACTGCATCGGCTCTTTTATGGGCGCTTTGCGGCAAGGCGAAAGCGGAAGATAGTCTTATTGTCCAACCCGAAGAAACTGTTGACGGCGGAACTATGATTAAAGTTCCGCTGCTTAATGCGAATTCAAATCACGGCACCTACGGAGCAACTACCGTAATTAATCAGTCCAAGAAAGACCTTGTGACTGCGGCCCGATTCGGATGGGGTGGCGCCTACGGTTCCAATACGTTGAATCTTGACGACAAGGTTAAGAACTCCGGCTCGGAAGCGGTAATCCGATTAACCAATCAATACATGGAAAACATCAAAGAGTCTGCCCGTGTTGATCTTGCGGCACAGATTATGAGTGCAAGGGGCACAGGTGACGGCATAAACGGTTTGTTGGACTTATTCAATGTAAGCGCCGCCGGAGTCAAGGGTGCGCCAAGTGTTGAATACGGATGTATCGCCCTGTCTGAAGAGCCGAACTGGATAAACAACGTCATCGAGACAGCAGAAACCATGTGTTTCGAGACTATGCAGGGCATTTTCAGAGCACCTGCGGCAGGCGACGTTGACAGTAAACTGCCCAATTTCTGTTGCACAACGGCACTATTGAAAGATGCCTACGAGTTGTCCTTACATCCGCAGCAAAGATACACAAACGATGTCATGGTTCAGGCCGGATGGAGAAACATCATGCACAAAGGCGCTCCTATTGTATCCGATAGTGGCGTCCCAGCCGGCTGGCTGTTTGCACTCAATCTCAACTATTTGGGGCTGAAAGCGCATAAGGATTTCAATTTCACCCAGCCGGTGTGGCTTGACAAGTCAGTTCTCGGACAGCCGGATGTGATATCGGCCAATACGAGATGGCAGGGAAATTTGATTTGCACGAACAGAAAGATGCATTGCTTACATGTTAATCTGTCTAAGGCCGCTTAACTTTTGATCTTCGGGGGTAGGGACTTAAGCCTGAAAGTCGGGAAACCTCACCGATTCCCCCGAAGCAACATGAGGGTTATCAAGAGGACGATATGAAAGAGATTGAATTAACGAATGGCGGGAAAACTTTAGTAGACGATGAAGATTTTGACGAACTCAATAAGTATAAACGGAAAGCAAATATCCGCTGGTTGTTATCCTTCGCCAGAACTCGCCGCTATTGCGTATAATAAAAAATCTTTTGAATTGTTCGGAGAATTTGCAAGGCCGAATGTAATTTAACCCTTTAAATTTCGGCAGGCGTAGTTTGAGGCCTGCAATAAAGGAGAATATCATGAGTGAAAGAGTTTTAACCGTTGGTGGAAGTAAGGCATCTAAGCCTATTTCAGATTTTTTAATGGTTAACGATTACGAAGGGCCCAAGGCCGGTAAGTATTACGTTGATCTGAATGTAGCGGCAACCGGTAGTGGATCACCCGATCATCCCTTCGCGACTGTTGCAGAAGCAATCACCGCTTCCAACACCAGTATTGGCCTTGCGGCGAATCGTTGGTGGGCAAGACGCAATAAGATTTTTGTATGCGGCGATGGTATTACCGAAAACTTAACCGTTCTTCCAGAAAAATGCGATATCATCGGATGTGGCTCTGATCTAGTTCCTTATCCCCGTATAATCGGCCATCACACTATTGCGTTGGCAAAAGTTGGATGCCGCTTTATCAATATCGGATTCACATTAGATGGAACCGGTGTCGGTCTTACAATTCCAGCAGGATGCCACGGTTTCCAGATTTTGGGCGGTATGCTGCAGCCGTCTTTAGCAGGGAATACAGTCGGTGTACAGATCACCGATTCGGCCCTCTTTAAGATTCAAGGTTTTGAGATTCACCGGAACCCCGGCGCGTACGGAACAGGTATTTGCGCGGTTGGAATTGCCGTCGCCGGAACAGCGTCAACCCATCAATTCCTGATCGATGATTGCTTCGTGGAAGCCACAGAGGGCATTGATGTTGTGGCAAATTCACCGGCATACGGCAGTCGTATCAAGAACAGCATCATTAAGGCAACAGTTCTGACTATTGACGACAATTCAGATACAGTTATTGTCACCGATAATCGTCTGATTACGGCTGCTAATATCGCCACAACCACGGATGGCTATGATTTCAATTTAGCATTGGCCTCCGGCAACATCCTTACTGGTCTTAACGGCGTAGCGGCAACAGTACCTTTTGCGGTGATAGCTGAATAACATTTAACGTAAGTAACAAAAATAAAATTAAGGAGAAATACCATGAAAGATATTTATGTAAATTTATACAGTGCCGGAGGAGTGGAAGACTATTACATTCCTGTTCCTTGCCGTGGAACGGTCAAGTCAGCAGAGTATATGGCCAACGCAGCGATGGTTGCGGGCGGAACAATTATTTTATTAAGAGACACCACGGCAGTCAATACGGCTACTGCACCAACGGGCAATACTGCTGCGGGAATAGTTCTGAAAGGTGTTCCCGACATCACAAACAAGGGATTGGTTTTTGATCCCGATTCGTCAACGGTTGCTAATACCAAGATTAAGGTGTCGCTTGATGGCACAATCCTTGACGGCGTGACAAATGTGTTGCTGCATATCGTTTACGACGATTCAGCATACGTAAAACAGGAGTCTCTGGAAGCGTAAGAAAAGTTGTTCTGTTAAATAATACAATCCCTCTCCTTTTAGCGAGGGGAGGGATTTTTTTAAAGAGGCTGGGCGTGGAAACTTTATCAACTCTTACCGATGCCATCAATGATATAATTCAAGACGATGCGTATCTGGCGAAATATACAAAAAAAATAAACGAAGCGGTAAATTCCATCGCTGCCGGTATAATAATGCCGGATAGAAGTATTTCTCCGCCTTTGCCCGATTTGGTTGACTACGACACGGTAATAACATCAACTCAGGCTTACGTCTCTTTGCCTTCTGATTATCAACGCAATGTCTTTCTTGTCTGCGATAGTTCCGGGAACAGGATTAGCCCTACATCCGACGGTAATTATTATGCCTATAATCTGTTTCTGAGAGGCTTAAGTGATTTGCGCCTTGAAGAAAAAGGGCAGGTTTATTGTGTCGCCATTAAAGGTACAAGACTATACTATCAGGGCATTCCCGCAACCCCTGAGACTATCGGACTGCATTTTTATCGTAAGCCAACCGACATGGCACTGGACGGAGATTCTCCTGACGGGATTCCTGAACATCTGCAAATGAAATTAATAAAATCGTATGTCTGCAAAGGAATATACGGAGAACATTTGGAAGATGGACAAGATAACATGGGCACCGGATATAAAATACACAATAGTATTTTTAATGAGGCAATGACTGAACTTTGTGCTTTTATAGGCATAGACGAAGGCCCATCTTATTATGGAAGTGATGACGATTACTAATGAGCGAGATTAACACAAAAGGATTTTCAGGCGCAAATAACGTCAACGAACAGTTTCTAACGTCCAAGGGATTGTTGTCTCCGCGTGTTATTTTGAACGCTGATGTGAACCTTGACGGTTCTTTAAAGCGGCGCCAGGGAACAACGCTTTACTTGGGATTACAAAACGCGCACAGTCTTTGGGCTGGCAAAACCTGTATGCTTTGCGTGGCCGATAGTATTTTGTATCGTATATCTCAGGGCACAGCGGTAAATATTGGAACCGTATATGGCTCCAAATCACCACTTTCTTACATTGATGTAGAGAACAAGGTATATTGCAGTAACCCGTACTGGCAGGGAGTGTTTAATCCGTACAATAATTCAATTTCTCAATGGGGTGTAGCCGTTCCTCCCGGCCCAATGCTCACTACAGATAACGGTAACCTCCCTGCCGGGACATATAAAGTATGTATGACCAACGTATCTGATAACCAACTTTCTGGCAATGGCCCGATAACCGAAATTACACTGAGTGCAGAAGGAGGGATCAAGATACTGAATAGACCGTCTGGCGCTTTAGTATGGGTGACCGATTCCGACGAGAGTATTTTTTATAAAGTTGGGGCAACAGATAGAGTAGTTGATATTCCGACCATTGAACCACTTCCATCATTTTTATGTTCCCCTCCGCCGTATATGGAAAATCTCTGTTATGCTTTTGGTCGTGTTTGGGGATCTGTTGGACAGAATGTTTATTATTCCGAAGCCTTTAACTTTGGATGGTATAAATTAACATCAAATAAATATTCATTCGAGGATACGGTTACAATGATTGCGAAAGTGACGACTGGCTTGTTCATCGGCATGAAGAAAAAAACGCTGTTTCTGGCTGGAACTATACCGGAACAAATGACTGTTCAAGACGCGGGGCCGGGATCAATCAAAGGAACTTTGGCTTATTGTAATAATCTTCCGGAATTGGGGTGGACTCTGGGAACACCAGAGAAAGACTTTGCAGACGTCCCGGTCTGGTTGACAGAAGAAGGTATTGTAGTCGGTAGTCCATCTGGAAAGTTTTTTAATATCACAAAAAATAAACTTAAAATGGGTATACCTGAACTGGGAGCTTCCTTGTATCGTAATCTTAACGGTGTCATCCAGTTTCTTACCAGTTTTAAAACAGGAACGACCGGCACAGGCAGAGGTTTTCGGGATGAAGAAACTTATAATACGTTCAAAAATAACAGGATAGATATCCACAATAAAGTACTAAAAGGAGAGATCTCCCGTGCCTGCTTTACAGATTCGGTAAGCTGCAAGGTTTATAGGGACGGCGTGGAAATTTAAAAAAATAACAAAGGAGATAAACAATGGAAAGAAAAGTTATTCCCATCGATCTTGGAAACATAAGAGACAGCGTTGAGGCAAGATATGCCGCCAAACACTTTATGGAATCAGGCATTAACTTTCATGGACAGGTGTTTACAAAACATTTCCGTGAAGGGAAATTGATCCATGAGTGCGACCAGGGCGGGAACATATTCACGACACAAGGCATGAATTATATGCTTGAGGTTATGTTTGGTACAACCTCAAAAGCTGGCAGTGCTATTTTTTATGTTGGCATTTTCAAAAACAATGTAACTCCGGCGCTTGCAGACACTGCATCAGTTAAACTTGGGGCAGCAGGTACTTATGGAGAATGTCAGGATGCCGACTACGACTCTCCGTTAACCAATAAACCATCATATACCATCGCGGCAGCGGCTTCGGGTTCGTGCACCAATTCTGCATCGCCGGCTTCTTTTACGATGGCACAGAGTATAACAGTTTATGGGGCGTTTCTGTCAACCGATCCGGCCAAAACTGCAACGACCGGGTATCTGATGTGCGCTAAAAAGTTTACTACAGCTCGTGCGGTTATTGATAATGATGTGCTCAGTATAAATTATACTATTTCTTGCACCTCAACTTAGGAGCATCAACATGCCCACACATGATTTTGTGGATATAGGGGATGTGCTGAAAAATGAGTTTCTTGAAGGGGAAATAGTAACGGTTTCCCCTTCTGATGATACCTGTACGGTGAATATTGCAGGGAGTGTTTATCCTGCTCTCTTGTTTTGGCACAGTTTGCCCACTTCAAACTTACGCGATAATGGAGCGATTTACGGCGCAGCGGAGAATTTTGTTGCCGGTGATTCTGTTATTGTAATGAAGAAGGTCAACGCCTTGTCAATCGGCGATTGCAAAGTCATTTATGGCGGATCGAAGAGTAAAATATTACTTCAAAAACTGGTAGTTTATCAGAATCAAAATATTGCCAGGGCCGATAATTTTCCCAATGATTATTTGCTTTATAACAATATTATTTTTAATTCCGAAAACTGCGACATTTCATGGAGTTACCGACAACAGAAATATATTGTTGTCTGCCCGTCATGGGTGAAACTCGTTGGCATGGATGGCACGGTTAGCAAGACCTATACACTTTCTAATTCAGAAGGATATATTATTGACCATGTCTGGCAGTGGAACCGGGAACTCTGGCTGATAAGGACAAGTCCGACAACGTACATAACCCTTGACCATGAATTTAATCTTATTACCAGCGGAATTTATGATTTTATTGGCATGCGTAAGGGTTGGTGGGACGACCAGGTAGGAGGGGAAGAATCGCCATTTCCGATGTACCTTGTCGAGAGCCGGTGCGACATGTCCAATGAACATCTGCTGTACGTTGTGCGGACGGCCAATTGGGAAGATATTATTATAGACCAGTTATCCGGGCAGTGGGGCAAGTGGGACGAGGCCGAGAGTAAGTGGACATTTGATGATGGCTCGTGGCCGAAAGACAGCGAAGGCAACCTTGTAAGTGAATCGGAAGAACAGGAATATTATTGGTGCCCGGATCATAAACACGATCCCTACACCGGAGCGCAATTAAGATTATACACCATCTCGACAATGGCCTACGTTGTTCTCTATAACTTCCCGATGGTTGATTACAATTTTGTCAATACCATTGAATTTGATACCTGCCTGGGTATTGAAGGAGGAGGAGGGTGGACGCCGCCCATTCAATATTAATATGACTACTACATATTTAAAGGCAAAACATTACGGCGTGGGAGAATACCAGAAGACAATCAAGTCCTGCGGAAGATTTCAGGTTTGCACTGTTTTTGACCGTGATGGAGGCGTGGTACCCGGAGACTTCCCATCCAATAATGTTAGGTTTATTGTTGCTAATAGCGGGATAAAAGTTGAGGGTGAAACACTGATAGCGCCTAGTATAAAAGTATTTGATATTAATGGTAATTTACTTTCTGATATCTCACCACCGGAATCAAACATCGATGCAAGAATAAGCATTGATTATCAGCAGCCTTATCCTGTGCTTCAGACGGCATTTGTGCCCGTTCCCGGATTCTATAATTTTGCGCAACACTATCCTTCTTTTGCCTTAATAACGAATGAAGAAGACAGTAAAATAACTTATTCCGATACCGTTCTTGCCGACCTTCAGGAGGTAAATTCCTATGTCGACCAGACCTATCCGTTTGTTTCCGATGGCGGGAAACTGGACAATTGGGAATTTGTCAGTGTTCTCGGTTCGGGTGATTGCGAAGACCATGCGTTGGAAAAGGCAAAGAGACTTTTGGATAAAGGTTACCCTGCGTCAGCTATTCACATTGAAATTGGTACGTTAAAGGGTTTGGATACATGGGATTCAAGCGGCAATTTACTCAGTGGTGGCCATGCCTGGCTTTGTGTCCAGTTGACCAACCGGAATTATTATCTCGATAATCTTTATAGCAATTTGCGTTCAGATAGCCAAATCAGGGCGTCTTATAATAATAGAGCGCGGCAGACAGGAATGTACTGGAATTTTACAAAGTGATTTAAAAAAAAGGAGAAATATTATGAAATCAAGATTACCTATTAGAACAGTTTTTACCCCTCACCTTATCAGCAGTCCATCGGTCAAATCAATTATTCCTATCGGTTCATGGTGGGAATTTGAGCAGTACCGGAAAGGAAAACTCATTGACCGGTGGGAACAGAAGAATGTCAATACGACAGAAGGATTAAATCATCTGCTTAATGTCGGATTTCACGGAGTAGCGGCAATAGCTACCTGGTACATGGGATTGTTTGAGAATGATTACACGCCTCTTATAGGTGATACCTATGCCATTCCCGGATTTACCGAAAGCTCGGCTTACACTGAAGCGACAAGACCTGAATATGTCGAAGCAGCGGCTACGGCAAAAGTTACCACAAACAGCGCAAGCAAGGCAACCTTTACAATAAACGCTACCAAAACGATTTATGGCGCTTTTCTTTGCGGAGGTGGCACTGCGCCAACGACTAAGGGCGACGCCGCAGGCGGAGGGACTCTCTTTGCGGCAAGTAAGTTTGCCACAGCGAAAGGAGTGGTATCCGGTGACATTTTAATGGTTGTTTGTTCAATTACATTGGCGGACGCATAAACATGTCTAAAGTTGTTTTATTTACCAGAGGGAACCCCTGGGACCCATCAGGGATAGGTTCAGGCACGACATCAGTATTAAATACTGTGTCGCAGACCTTTTCAGTGCCAGTCACGCCACAGATGAAGTTCTGGCTTGCGGGGAATGGTGTTTCTTCTGTTCTTATAACCAGCGCAAGACTGATTCAGGGAACCAAAAATATTCCGGTAACCGTCAATGGAGCCGCGAGTTTTTATATTCCTGCTACTGGTAAATGGAGCGATTACGCGTCGATATCTGATTTTTCTCTTCCGGGGAATGTTACTTTAACCGTAACATTTTCAGGGACAATGAATATAGCCACCTTTTTAGATAATAGTAATCCCGGCGACCCGGTGGTTGTGTCAGCAACAGAAATACCTTCTCCAGAGACTCCAAGTTTAGCCGGAGAAATCCTTTTCGATGTAGAATTTGAAGGTTCATTTGTTGAGTCTGTTAGTGGGTTGATGCCTTCAACAATACAAAACTGTACAATTGAAACAGGAAATGTTTTATTTGGCTCAGGGTCATGTTTTTGTAATGGTTCTGAATCATCACCAGCAGTGTTAATATATTCAACCAATTCAACATTTGTTAATAGGTGCACAGAAGATAATTTTACAATGTCAGCTTTTTATAAACCGCTTGAACCCTTTGGCGAGTACCCTGCGGGAAGTAGAATTCATGAAGCAGTCGTTTTTGTAAAGGTAAGTGGCGGTTATAATAAGTATCATTATTTTAACGGAACAAACTTCAATGACCCTCCTTTTGAATTTGAGAGTGACGCGTCAGTAGAGACTCATTTATTAAATCTAATGATAGGGGGAGCTATTCAAATAATTTTTGATGGATACCAAATAATAAAAGGTGCTGTTTGGACTGAAGAATTTACCCCTCCGTCTCAACCGTTCATTTTCTCTTCCGATTACGGGTTGATTGAACTAACATCCAACAGTTCAATAACTTTAACGACTAATCCTGCCCCAGGCGATACCATCAAACTGAAAGGTGGAACGTTAGGGGATGTAACTTTAACTTTTGTAAATTATTATCCGAGGAATCAATATGAAGTTCAGATAGGAGCGACAGTAAACGAAACCGCCGCAAACCTTACACTTGCAATTAACAGAATTGAAGGCGCTGAATTTACGGCAACCGCAACGGATAATGTTGTCGATATAATTGCTTATTCCCCTACTTTTTCAACAGAAAAAACGGGAGATGGCATAACTTTGAGTGGTGTCTCTAGCACGCTTGACGGGTTAATAACGGAAGACATCAGTGTTGACGATTCTTTCACAGTTACGGACGGAGGGAAGGCAATCCAGCAGAATGTGTCCGTAACTGAGGCAATAGATGGCCTTATTGATGGTCTGTCGGAAAATATAAACATAACGGATTATTTTGATACATCAATGGATGGACTTGACGAGAGTGTCTTGGTATCCACAAGTTTTGTTGGTCTTATAGATGTGATGGGAGCAGTCTAAGCGAACTATTTAGAATGAGAGGAAATAGCAATGTCAAACATTTTTTACATGGATTATGAAAACGGGAATGATGCCGTTCGGGCAACACTGGCAGATGTGGTCTTTAGTTTGTCAGGTGTGGATGATGTCCTGGGAACGAAGGCAGGTCATGGCCTTGTTACGGGGGCATGTATAACTGTTTCCGGCTGCACACAGGCTTATGCTAATTCTGTGTGGAAAATTACGTTGGTAAACGCTGATACCTTTACCCTTGATGGTGCTTCTTGGACGTCTTTCAATGGAGCAGATGTAACTGGAAATGCTGTCCCCTTTGGTGGAATGAACTGGGCAGACGCCTGGAAGACCGTTACAAGTGGTGCAACTGCTGCGAGAATAGCGCCAGGAGACATTATAAGAATAGCTAAAAGTCCTGCTCCTACTTCACTTGGAACAACTGGTGAATGGACGAATTTATCGAAGACAGTAACTCTTGGGGCGGCGCAAACGCTTAATATTGATTTGTGTGAAGAGGCTTGGACGGCTTCAGCCGATGTTACAGCTACCACAAGCACTACCAGAAAACAGGGTGCTAATTCTGCTTCGCTTGCCATTGCTTCTGCTTTTACTACAGGCAAGGTTGCTTATAAAGCAATTACTTCTATTAATTTATCAGCCTATCAGAAAATATCTTTCTGGTTTAGAAACAGTGTTGCTATTGCAGGCGGGAATGTTTTTAGAGTTTGTCTTTGCTCTGATGCGACTGGTGACACAGTAGTAGACACGTTCTGGATTCCGGCTATTCCTTCTACTAATCGCTTTTTACCCCTAACCTTAACAAAAGATGGGGGAGGGAATCTCGGCGCTACTATACAATCTATAGCTATTTATGCTGACAGTGACCCCGGCACACCAACCATTTTAATAGATGATATTATCGCTTGCACAACGAATGGGCTTAATCTTCAAAGTCTGATTTCTAAAAACTCCGCCGAGCAGGGAGGGACTGAAGGTTGGTATGGAATACAAAGCATAGATGGTGTGACTGTGCTTTTGGATAATGAAACGGAGACATTGGCCAATGCCGGTAGAGGGTATGGTGGTACAACTGAAACTGTTACGACCTATAAACGGGAAACAATTAAAACAAATCTGGTATCATCTGCTTCACTGGCTGTTCAGGAAATTCAAGATAATGGAACTTCGGGGAACAATATCCAATTTCAGGGAGGTTGGAATACCTCTTCTGGGCTTCAGGATGGAGAAACATTTTTTGATGGATTGAACGGATATGGATATGGGCTTTATCAAAGTTATAAGTCCTGGATTACATTAAATTATTTGAACTTTAGTAGATATAATCATGGAATTTATTATTTCTCTAGCAGTAACAACTCTATAATAACTCTGTCCAGTGCAAACAATAATACCAGCTATGGAGTTTATTACTACAGCAATTGTAACAACAACTCTATAACAACCCTGTCTAATGCAAATAACAACGGCTACTACGGAGTTTACTACAACGATAGCCATAACAATTCTATAACAACCCTGTCCAATATAAATAACAACGGCTACGGAATTAACTACACCAATAGCAATAACAACTCCATAACGACTTTATCTAACGCAAATAATAATACCAATAATGGAGTTTACTATAGCAGTAGCCATAACAATTCCATAACAACTCTGTCTAATGCAAATAACAACGGCTACGGAGTTTACTATTCCGGCTGCTATAATAGCCTTATATCTATTTTATCTAATGCAAATAATAATACCAATTATGGAGTTTACTACTACAATAGCTATAATAGTAACATACGAACTCTATCAACTTCCGGGAATGGTACTGCCGGGGTTTTTAATAACGTAGGGAGAAACTATCTTTTTAACGCTTTAATAGCCGAGGCAACTGAAGTTACTGGATTTACGGACTTTATTAATGCCCGTATTTTTTCAGGGAAGCATGATCAAACATTAAACAATCATAAAATCTTTACAGATGGAGGGACTATTCGCAGTGAGGCAACAATCAGACATACTGATTCAGGCATTGCCTGGAGACTTGACCCAACTTCGACAAACAGGTCTTCAAGTTACCCTCTTGATTTATCTATTGCAAAAGTAGCGGTAGGAGCAAATGCTCTGGTTACTATCAAAGCGTGGTTCCGCAGAAGCAATACAGGAATTACCGGCAAGTTGGTTTGTAAGGGCAGACAAATTGCAGGAGTAGATGATGATGTAACGGCTTCAATAACGGCTGCGGCGGATACGTGGGAGCAAGTTCAATTTTCATTTCAACCTTCTGAAAGTGGGGTCGTGGAAATTGAAGCTCATGCTTATGGGGGAACATCGTACACTGTGTTCGTGGATGACCTTACGATTAGTCAGGCATAAGGAGAGGTTGAAAGTTGAGTTTACCAACCAGAGATGAATTAAAAACTTTAGATTGGGCATTTCAAGGGCAACCTTTCTGCATGGTTGATGCACAGGGGAATGTCAACCTCACAACAATGGACTGGGCATTTCAAGGGCAGCCTTTTGTTATAATGCAGATTGAGAGTACCCCTACCATAAGTATTAGCGAAGACATCTCTGCCTCTACTGTATTTGATGGAACTGTTGAGACCTCCACCTTGCCAATGTATAGCGAAGACATCTCTGTTTCTACTGCTTTTGAGGCAATTTACTCGCTGTCCATTAACGAAAGTATAAATATCGGGGACGTCTCTATTTCTCAAATATTAAATTCTACCATCAATATTACTCTGACGGATGTTCTATTTATTTGGGATAAGCTGGAACACGGATGGTCTGTAACCAACGAAGAGAGTCTTGTTTTAACCGATAGTACGTCTGAGGTTCTTGGTTTAATGGTACATGACTGGCTTACGCTTATTGATTCTCAAACAAACAACTGGAACGGACGAGATATTGTAAATGACACGTTGAATATTTATGATATAGTAGAAAAGTATTTTAACGTAGTTGCTTCAATCAACGAAGCGATTACCCTGACGGATACGAACAGTTATGCTTTAACCATAACCGTTCTTGAATATCTGGGTTTCTCTGATTTGGCCAATGCCATGAGAACAAGCGTTATGTCGTTGGACGAATCACTTGGTCTGTCTGATTTTTCATATCACGCCTGGCAGATGATAATTCAGGAAACGCTTTCCGCCGTGGATGCCGTAAGTGTTGTTGCTACATTCATTAATGTTATTCAGGAATCACTCAACGCTTCGGATACTGCAAGTTTGATTAGCAGAATAGGAATATCGCTTGATGAAGCTCTTTCCTTAACTGAAACCATCTCCAGTAAGGGAACTTTTTATACCGTTGTTTATGATACCATCTCCATGAATGTAACGGTGGAGTTAGATGATGAGGTTTATGAATGTTATGTTCTTAATACACCCAAATTTCACCCTTCCATGTATTCCGGCTTTAACTTCAATTCGTATTGCGTGTTTGAAAATAGGGCTTTTGGGGCAAATGACACGGGTATCTATGAGCTTACCGGGGCAACGGATGCCGGGGATACAATCCATGATGGAGTTATTTTAAATGAGACAGACTTTGGATTGCCAAATCAAAAGCGGTTTAGAAAAGGATATTTAGGAATTTCCGGAGTTTCTCCTGTCATGGTGTTTGAATGTGATGACGGCAGTCGCCAAATTTACAATATTGACACTAAAGGCATGGTTGTCGCCTCGCATGAACAGAAATCAAGAAACTGGAAGTTGTCAATAGCGGACTTTGATACGCTGGATGTAATAAAACTTATACCTGTTATTTTGAGCAAGTAGGATTTTATGTCAGAACATTTAAGAGAATTAGCCTCATGGCGCAAAAGTAAAACACCGGTTATCCGAAAGTATCTTGCGGAACATGCAAAATTACTTTCAGAGATAGCCGGACGTGGGTTTAAGAACCTTCCGGGTTATGCCTATGACCTTGAGAATGAAATCGAACTGGCAGCTAAATTAGGGCTTTCTGAACTGAATTACAAGATTCTTGAAGAAACCATTGAACGTGAACTTAAACAGATGGGGATCGACTACAATAACGCCTATATAACGGCCAGAATAATTTGGGAATCAGAGAAGCAATCTTTAATTGCAGCATGGGATGCTGAACTATCCATCATTAAACAAGGGATGGCCGGAGAGGAAGAAACGTTAAATAGTCTCGCCATTGAAGTCGATGCACGGCAGGCCGTTTTAATTAACGCCAAGACAGCCATCGATATTGAAATGGAGGGATATCGTACACAACTTGCAACCCTTGATGCGGCAACTGCTCCCTATGAGGTACAGTTGGCCAACGCCAAACTTCTTACGGCACAAAAGAAATTAGAAATCATTCCGGTGATTGAAAGAATTATTACTAAAGAACAGGAACTTATCATTCTTGAGCAGGGTAAGGGCACATATTATTCCCAGTTAATTGCGGCGGAACAAGAAACGGCAACCAAGAAACAACAAATGATTCCCGGATTGGCAGAGTTGGCAACAGTAACAAATCACCATGCTGCCTTAATACCTTCTCAAATTGCAATAGAGCATGACATTGCGGAAGAAAAGTTGGAACAGGCAAATGTGAAGAATGACCTTTCCGAAAAAGAGGTGGAAAAGTTAAAGGAAGATATCAAAACCGAGAATAAGGGTATCGGAATATCGGCGGCAAAAAGAGACCTGAATGATAAACAGTTTGGCAATGAGCAAACCCTTATTTCTAAAGAGATAATAAACGAGAATCGGTACCAGAACGATGTAAATAATTCTTTTAATTCCATCATCAATGATGAAAGGGCAACACAGGCAAAAATTATTTCAGACAAAACGGAAATTAACGCGGTTAATAACAGTTCAAGACTGGAAAGTGCTGGAACAATTACACAAGCTAATATCAATGCGGCTGGCAGCGAGACATCAGCGGAAATACACAAAGGAAAAGGGGTTGCAGACGCACAGGCTGCTGCTCACATAACAGCGCAACTGACACATCTGATAAGTTGAGGGTGATCCAATGTCCGACGAAGCAAGAGCACGAAATATGGCAAGGGAACTCAAAATATGGAATCCCTTTTCTTACTCATACCATTTTAATGAAACGGAATCCGCCGAAAGGATTGTTATCTTTGGATTGTATTCTAATTCATATATAAATGGACAACTTTATTTAAAGCAGATTGAAGATTCCGATTTAGCGAATTTACTTACTGATTATAATAGCAAAATAGCAGACTTGAATAATCAGGAACAAATTGTCGTCGCTGATATTGTCTCTAAGAGATATTTAGCCGAAATTGACAAGCTTATCCATGACCGGAAAATGATTACTGCTCAGGAAAAGATTAATATGGAAAGCGCCATTGCCGATGCGCGTTATGCTGCTCTTGACGCAGATCGGGCAGCTCTGGAAACCTTGTCTGCAAAAGTGTCTTCCGAGATAGAAAAGAACGCGGCACGAATAACAGAATTACAGGCGTATATTCAAATTGAGGGGATAAATTTAAGTAACGTCGAAATTGAAATAGCAGAAAAGGAATTGCAGGCACTACGTGTAGAAAATCAGAAGATGGACACGGCAAACGAGATTTTAAGATTACAGGTTCAGATCGTACGCACAGCTACTGAACTGCTGGATATAGACGTTCAGATGGCGCGGACACAAGTAAATATTGCAGAAACCGAAAGGGCTATTGCGAAGATAGACCTTCTTTCGGATGAACTTGCTCTGGCCAAGGCAGAAACAACTATTCTTAAATCAAATCTTCCTATAGCAGACGCACGCATAACCCTGGCGCGGGCCAGATACGACGATGCGGAGGCTGAACTTAATTATATTGCCCATACTTTGATGTCTCACGAAGATACTATTTATCGTAATAAAGACGACTTACTTAATTTGAAACAAACAACCAAAGAATACATACTTCAACGCGATGAACAGGAAAAACTTCTGCGAAATGAACTAGAAAGCAATATGTCGGGACTTAATAAAACATTGGCTGATATTAATAAAGCTAACGACGCAGCGATTGATGCTGAAAGAATAAAGGAAAATTCAGCAAGGGCGAATAATTCATGGGACAAAGCGTATGCAGCGATTAATGTTGCCGAAAAGTTGGCAGCGGCGGAAATCACAACACAATTAGCCCATACGATAAGAAAGGCGTCAACATGACAAGAGACGAATTAATTAATAAACTGGAAAGCATGAAAGGATTGGCTGGGAGCGGAACTGTTCTTGGTGAAACCATTAAAAAGGTTTCTGATTTTTTCGGGACTATGGAGCCAGGAGATATAGTCCGAACTTCAGACGGCCAGGTTTCTGCTGCGCCAATAGCCTACGACCTCTGGTATTTATATTTTCACCAGAATTTCCTGAGCAAATATTATGACAAGCCAGAGGAAGCTGCTCATTATGATTATTCGAGTTATCTAAATAATAATCTCAACTTTTTAAGTTATCTACCGGGACTAAAACCCTTAAAGGTGCTGACAGATTTAAAACAACAACTATCTACGGAAGTGCAAGAGGATGTTTTTGGTAATCTGATCTATGCACAATACGAAAATAACGGTATTTACTGGATTAACACGGCATTTTTTGAACTGAGGACAAAAGATTTGCCACTTGAATATCCATCAGAAGGGTCGAATGGATTTAAGGACAAACCCAACGATTATGTAGGATATGTCGCTTTCCCGATAGGCCAACTCGGAGTCATGGAAGTTATTTCTCTTTTTCAGGAAACGGAATTGAGCGGATATCCCTTTGCGGCCTACGCTTCTTCAGGGTATTATCATCAAAAGCCTGCTATCAGTTATTTGGAAGACAAATACAAACCTTCTATACAAAGCGTTCCTGAGATGTTTCCCGATATGAAAGACGCCGGACTAAATTATTGTTTTGGACGACACCTTATTGAAAGTGCCTATTATAAACCGGAAATATCTATACCCTCACAGAATAACAATAATTCAGACGGTACGTCCGCTTATGCCCCTGTTGCTTCCCGTGATGTGGAGTTGTGGGCTAGCAATATAAAGGATTACGGAGAAGATATTAAACAAAAATTATGGATGCGGTACTGGATACATAAAGATTCTACCTTCCCGGTTCCGGGAGAGTTCATCGGAATACTTGTTCGCCCGGTCGCCTGTCCACCTCATGTCTGGTGGTTTCAGGAGAGTAATCCGTTTTTGTATGCTGGGAACTGGATGGAAACTAGAAATCTTACATCCGGGATTGTAATGGGAGTTACGTTGGAAGACGACAGAGTAGATGGCAGGGCTGGTAATTTATACCTTGTTTCTGTTCAGGGATGCCAAATCAAAATAGAATCATCTGATTTCCTTGTATACAGCGTTGGTGATAGGGTGGCCGTTTTAAAGATGGATTCTATTACTCCAGCCACTAAAGCTTTTTCATCACTGGATCAGATGTATTTAAAAGACAGCAACACTTATACAAAAACATTGTCTATTAATGATAAATATGCCATAATTCCCTGTACGTACTTTCGGATAAAGGTGTGAAAATTTGTGGAACGATGGCAATTAAGTGAAGCATTAAAGGAGTGCAATCATGGGACGTGTAAATCTTCAGGGATTAATTAATGAAGTACTGGATATGGTTAAAAAAAGGAAAGGTGGAACAGATGATATTTTCGCCCTTAACAGCAAAGAAGAGAGAGAACGGGAAGATGACTTGCTCAGGAAAGGTAGCGAAGAAGCCTATCTGAAAGAGCTCAGGGGACGAAATACGCAACTTGATGTCGGGAAACAAACAAACGCCGGCGCGTTGAATGTTGCACGTGAAACCAATGCCGGCGCGTTAGCTCGGCAGACGTTAATGGAAGATACAGATCGTCTTAATAACGCCCGTACATATAATCTTGGTTTGTACAAGGAGAGAGTTAATGAGAATCTTGGACGTTTTAATGCGCAAACCATGCGCCAAGAAATTGGCAAAAAATATAACCAGGATGATATACTGGGAACTCTTGGTTTGGGAGCCAAAGGACAGCCGACAATAAAACAGGAGCCGACAATGAAACAGGAGACAACAAAAAAAGGCGAAATAGTCGTTCCGACCGGGAACGATAAAGGCAGTTTCATTACTCCTGATATCAGCGGTGGTACTTCCGTGAAAACGCCAATACCGGTTGTAAAGAACGTTCCATCCACTCCCACATTAGAACAACGAGAAAATGAGTTTAACAGAACGAGGAGATCTGCTACCGGATTTTCTTTTTTCAATAGTCCCAAAGAAGTAGAAGCTAATAAACAATACTGGGATACCGTACAAAAAAATGCAACGAGAGAAACGGATGAAGAAAGGAAAAAACGACAGGCGCGAAATCGGTTAAGAGCTGGACTATCGTAACAGGAGTTAAAAATGCCTTTTGACATTATCAGGTATCGAGATAAATATAAGGACTTTTACGGTGACGCATCCCTGGAGGATGTTGCCAAAGACGCATATCAAAAAGGTTACCACAACGGAGAGCCTGATTTTGATACATGGAAACAGTCTGCTGGTATCGGGTCTATTCTGGAAGAAGACCGTCGGCAACGTAATCCAACGTTCGAGGATAAACTGAGGGCCAGCGTTGGTCAGTCAAGCGGAAATGTTGTAAAATCATTTCTACAAGGTGGAGCGGAGGGTATTACAACAGAATTACCATCGATGATTGGCGGAGCTTTGCAGTTCGCTGGTTCTCATCTTCCATTCGAAGGGATTGAAAAAGCAGGTAAATCATTAAAGGATTGGGCGGAAGAGAAGAGGCAGGAAATATATGGACCGGAGATAGAGAGAACTGGACTGGATAGAATCGTCTATGAAGGAACTAAAATGCTAGCTCCTTCTCTTCTTCCAGCAGGTGTTATTGGAACAGCAGCGAGCGGAATTAAGGGTGTTAATGCTTTACTAAAGGCCGGAAAGATAGCAGAAGCCACGGCTGCTGCAAAGTCAGCTACGAATATTGCTGCTGGGTCAACAGCGACTTTATTCGGGTTATCGCAAGCGCAACAAACTAAAGATACAGCAGAGCAGACGGGAGTTGATCCTGGACTTTCCCCTTATTTAACCGGTGCGATTGAATCAGCAGGCGAATTTTTTGGAACAAAATATCTTGCAAAATTATTTCGTCTTGACGAGTCAGAAATTACCAAAAGAGGGGCAAAGGAGTTTGTAAAAGATTTAATAAAGACTATCGGCGTTGAGACCGGGACTGAAACAGGGCAAGCCGGACTGGAAGCCGAGGTAGAGAAATATTCAGGAATAAGACCAAACGCAAATCCGATCGGAGAAGCTATTGATGTTATCGGCCCAACGGCATTTATGACTATTCTTACTGGTGGGCTGGCTGGAGTATCCAATAAACTAAGAAGTAAAGACCAGGAGGAAAAAGCAGCAGCGCAATATATTGAAAAGTTAAAAGCCGGAGCCATGATCTCAATGGATATTGATGAAGGACTAAAAACAGGGAAATATGGTGATGATGATTTTACTCCTGACGTTGCAGTTGGAATTATTAAGGAAGCTCAGAACAGTGGAATTTTTGATGATACCGACCTTGACAGATTCAAAGAAAAATATCCACAGTTAAGAGACAGTATTAATGGATTAATAACTGAAAACGTCACGAAAAAGATTGACGAATCCCTGGTGAATACCGTTGAGCAGGACGTCCCTGGTTTTGAACCGCCAGATACAATAGAAGAAGAACTTCCACCGGCAATGGCAAAGAGAGTTGAAAAACTTCAAAATCAAATTGTCCAGCAGGAAGAGTATCTTTCCAGAAATGCAAATCACAAAGGAGAAACGCAGTATGAAAAATGGGCGGTTGATTTAGAACAGAAGAAAACGAGATTGGCAGAACTAACAAAACCATCAGAAAAGGTCGTGCCTACCGAACCCAAACTACCCGAAGGCAGCGCGGACGAGGTCAAGACGGAAGTCAAAGAACCGTGGCAAATGACGGTAAATGAATACGCTCCTACCATGCCAGCAAAACTAGCTGATGTAATTGAAAAAGAATCTGAATATGCTCCAAAAGAATATATTGGAGAATTTGATGACTTACGTGGTGAATACCGCAAATATGGGCTGATATTGTCGAAAAAAGGGAATGAATATAAACTTTCCAATGGCGTAAGCGCGACTCCTAGGGCGTTGACGCTTTATAGTAAAGATAGGATTGCCAGAGTAGCCGATAATTTAAAATCTTACGCTGGATACATTAGAAACGAATCCGACGCCATAGACGCAGGGCAACGGAAATATAATCATAAAGATATTGTTCAGCAAGCAATAACCGAGGGGAAAATAACTGAACATCCCGACTATCCAGAATTGAAGAAAGCTGAACTGGCACCAAATGCTGAAACCAAACCGACTCAACCGGAAGACACCGAAGAAGTTAAGAAGGCGATAAAAGGTCAATTAATTGAATATAAAGCAGAACTTATTAATAGGCTGGCTAGTTTAACAAAAGAAAAAAACGCCGCAAAATCAACGCGAGAAACAGGCAGGATTGAACGATTAATATCTGCAACGGAAACTGAGCTTGATAGATACCTTAGAGAAAAGACATTGCCACAGGATAGAATTGATAGCATCAGGTTTGCCCATGCCGCGCCTTCGGTTCATAGCGTTCGGCAACCGTGGAATGCAACTATTAAAGGGAGATTGGAGAAGTTAGCAGAGACCGAGAAGGAGAGAACCAAAGAACCGTGGGAAATAAGTGATTTAGCCGCAAAGCCGAACATTGGAATTGATAGTATACAGGCTCTTGAGCAACCTGATGGGAAATTCAAGTTATTTTATCGTGGTACAAGGAACGAAGTATTTCCGGGGAATACATTTAACTCTGCAACGGAGGCTAAAAAATTCTTTTCTGTGCAGAAGGGAAAAGCACTTGAATCAAAACCGAAAGAATCTATTATTAAACCACTAAAAGAGAAGACACCTATTGAACGTGCCGAAGTTATTACCCCGGTAAAAACGGAAGAAAAGATAAAGGAAACAAATCCAGAAGTAAGAGAACTTGTTTTACATGAAATGTGGTCTGGATTAGAAACAGGTACGCCAGGTGGACTTCAGGGACAAGACGAGAGCGGGAATCCTATTTATGCGAAATCAGGGTACCCGGAATGGTTTAGTGATATTGTAAAAAAATACGGGAATAAAAAGACATCTCCCACAGGAGAAAAGGAAAGTATTAATGCAAAATATCTAGCAAACATTATCACCAAGGGGTTGAAGGGTGATAAACTTACAAGTAAGCAGAGTATTATTTGGGAAGATGTTAATAAAATAGCCGATCACGAAAGCGGAAAAACTTACGCCGGAATAGTAAATCAATTTGAAAAAGTAATGGAGTTACAAAATGAAACAAGAGAACAACTTGCCAAAGAAGAAATTGACGCCGGAGAGATTGCAGAAAGCAAAGACGATCTTGTATCCGGCACTTCTGAAATTCTTGAAACTGAAGGGTATTCGCCCGAACAACTCGAAGCAGCCCATACAGAAATAGCCTCATTCTTTGACGAAATGTCAAAGGAATCCTATATCACCAAACAACCGTGGGAACAAACAAGAGAAGAATTTGTCGGAGATGCTACTGGTGATGAAAGGGCAATACGTCTGGCGGCACATGCTCAACACGTCAAACAGGCAGTAGCGAACGGCGAAAAGGTTCCCCTCGAAGTTTTAAATCACTATAAAAATAATGTCTGGGCGCAAATCGCCATTGATAAGATTAAATCAAAGGGTGACGTTCAAACAGAATTAGAAGGAACAGACTCTTTTAATCTTGCAAATCAGGCCGCGCCAAGAGGAATGGGAGAAAAGATAAAGGAAGTCATCCCGACAGGGAACCTGTTTGCGAAAGAAGAAAAAAATATTATCCCATATTCTAAAGACCTTAAAATTACAAATCTTGATATATTGCCAAAAGGTATTGGTGCACGCTACTTACTTACCGTAAAAGGTAATAACGAAGACTATATAGCAAAAGCATGGAAAAAAGCAGTTCCAGTTACTATGGGCAAGAGCGAAGTGCTGATTGATTTAAAACCAGAAACCAAAACTGAAGTTCAAACTGAGAAAGATGTTTCGTTCCAGCGCAAAAACCAAACGGAAGAAAAGATAACGGAAGAAGAGATAGGGGAGTTAATAAACAAAGCCAGGCAATACGACAGCCCATATGATTTCGCAAACGATACGTTGTACGAATCACCGTGGCACGGAACCCAATATTTTAATGGTAAAATATATAATTATCGCGGTATTGATTCAATAAGCGATTTAAAAGACCTGGAAAGTTCATTCCAATATAGAAACCAAAAAGTTTTTTATCGCGCAACTAATAATCCAAACGAACATCTTCTTGATGTAAAATCTAAAAATCATCTCACAGGCGAACCCTATGGCGGAATGTCCGTATATTATACTCCGCTGTATAAACAAGAATGGGTTGGAGCGCAACCAAAAGCGGCAACGAAATATATTGGCGTGGTAAAGGGCGATATTATTGGTTATGGACATGATGGAGAACCGTTAATCACGAATGTAAAATGGATTCAAAAGCCGGTTGAAAAATTACCCCAAAAATACAACCGGGATAATATCGAAGTAATTGATAGAGAAACACCCTTTCCGTGGGAGAAACTTGATTATGGGCTTATGGGTGGCAAGGATACTTTTGATAAAAAAGCCCCGATAACAAAACAAGAGCTTTTCGACATCTGGGCCAAAGCGCACGAATCCCCTAATCCATCTGAGAAAGATGTTTCGTTCCAGCGAGGCGTTTCCACCGGCCTCCGACAGACCAAAGTCCAGTCTGTTGTTGACCTGGCACTTGAGTTCATTCCACATGCCCCAAAGGTCAATGTCGTCCAGTCTAATCAGGATTGCCCGGAATCTGTTCAGGGAATAATGGAAGAATATGAAATAGACGACGCTATGGGATTTACCCATAACGGGGAAGTCTATCTTATATCCGACAACCTGAGAAGCACAGATGAAATCTTTAGGACACTTGCTCACGAGTTGACTCATAGCGGATTGGGTAAATTCTTCCAGAGACAAACACAGGGCAAGATAATGCCCATCCGGATGAAATATGAAGCCCTGATGGACGCTATTTACAGGGCACACTCCGAAGAAGTAAAACAGTTAGTTAAGACTACCCACACCCATTTAAACATCAATACTGTTCAGGGCAGAAGACAGGCATGTGAGGAATGGCTTTGCAATCAAACTTATGAGTCCCAGCCCAAATGGTACGACAAACTAGTTGCTGTATTCCATGACCTTTTAAGAGCTGTCGGGTTAGATGTCAAGTTGTCCGATGCGGAAGTCCGGGTCGTATTACAGGATGCGTTTAAGGAGTTTGGGGGCGAGGGCGTCAACTTCAAGATAGCCCATCATGGTACACCACACGTTTGGCGTCCTGAACCGGGATTCCCTCATGGCAGGCCCAGACTTGATAAGATAGGAACAGGAGAAGGTGCCGCGGCGTATGGATATGGATGGTATTCGGCGGAAAGTTTTGGCGTTGCAACCAATTACGTAAATAAGCAACCTGGTTCCCTCTACAAACTCGAAATCCCTGATGACGTTCTGCCGAAGTTGCTGGATTGGGAAAAACCGGTTAAAGATCAATCTAATATCAAACAGAAAATACTTAATGGGATGAAATCTGCTGGATTTTCTCAAGAAGCAATAACTGAATGGAAAGGCGTAATAGATGACGGCATAACTGGTGAGAAACTTTATGAGTTATTTAGCGGTAATAACGGAATATTAAAGCAAATGGGCTTGCACCTTAAGGATGACAAAAAGGCAGCGTCCTTATTTCTCGCCTCTATTGGCATCCCCGGCAATAAATATCTGGATCAGATGAGCAGGAATAAACCGCTTGCGGATATTAAAAAAGCATTTCTTGACGTTATCCCCGAAAATGCAGACTTCAATGAAGTTATGGAACTTATTGGAACGAGTGCATTTACACCAGAACAAGAAAGTGTACTTAGAGCTATAAATGACAATGATTGGTTGGGGTTTGACTATCCGTCGCAGGCTATTTCTGCTGCACTTGGTAAAAACTTGAGTAATTATGAGGTATCGCCAGATTTATTGAATGCCATATCAGATTTAAAGAATGCGAACGAATCCACTTATAATTACGTCCTATGGAATCAGAAAGTTTTAGACCGCATTGCCCTTCTGGAACGTAACGGAGAAAAACTAGACGCCATAAGAGAAGAACAGGATAAGGAAGTTCCGGCCGATTTTCAACGCGCACCAGTTCGCCGGACTCAACCCATGTTTTCGCGTTCGGACAATCCTGATTACAAATGGTGGGAAGGCATGGATATCAAAAAACAGATAGAAAGCCTTCCGTTTGCATATTGGCAGAAGCCCAGAGATTTTATCGCTGAGGGATATACACCCATCACCAGATCAGAAGCCGATGAATTATATTACGCCGGTCTGGATAAATTTGTGGCTCATGTCAACATAAAAGGGGATGTGGAAACCACCGGAAACGAAGGGCTTTTTATGAGGCCATTATCTTTTTACGGATACCAATATTGGAGATATGATGAGAGACATGGCCAGGAAACAAAAGCAAAGAAGAGATACTCTGAATACCGCGAGCGTTATTTACAAGGAAACAAAGGAAAGATTGCACGGCAGGAAGGACGAGAGACAGTCCCCATATCAGAAGGGACGCCGGAAAGGAAGGTAGCAGAGACTAAGTTCCAGCGACAGAATTCTGATCCACTTGCAAATCACTGGAACACTCCAGAACATACCAGGTGGGACGATTTCCTTTATAACCTGGCCGACAAAAACATTGACGCCAAAGATGTTGTAAAGGCTATCCGTGACTTTGGCAAAACAGTTTCAGAGGAAACTGATGTTAAACTCAAAGAAACAAACTATTCGGGCAGATTGGACGCCAGAGTTAAGGACTTCTTGTCGAACGAATTCCAACCAGTTATGAAAGCGTTGGCTAGAGCGGGAATAAGCAGAGAACAGTTTGAAGAATTTCTGTTAATGCGTCATGCCAAGGAAGCCAACGGTTATTATCGTCGCAACAGGGGGACGCCGGACGGTGGGTCTGGCGTCCTGGATGCGCAGGTTGATGAATATTTCAACGGCAAGAAAGTGAAAACCGGGGACTATGTCTTCAATACTTTGACTCCTGAACTTCATCACAAGATGATGCCAATAGCCGACATGATTGACAGGATTACCCATAAATCAGCGCAGATACTTATCGACTATGGTGTGGAATCTCAGAATACTATTGGTGCATGGTTTGGTTCGTATCAACATTATGTTCCTCTTTCCAGAGATGACGACCCGGTTTATGGCAGAGTTATCCCTACAGGGTTTTCCGTATCTGGCCCTTCCAGCGCACGCAGGCAGGGAGGGTCGGAAAAACCGGCCCTGAATATCTTGTCCAACATTGCTGCGCAAAGAGAGAAGTATATCAAGAGGGGCGAAAAGAACATTATTTCCAAAGCCCTTTATTCGCTTGCGCAGAATAATCCAAATCCTGAATTTTGGGAAGTAGTGAAACCACAGGTAGTCCCAAAAATGAACGTCGCTACCGGAGAAACAGTTCCTGTTTTGGACGAATCCTACAAGAAAGAGGACATGGTGATCATGTCTCGGCAACTCGGTTCGGACGGCGAAATCGTTGAAAAAGGTATCCGATTCAATAAAAAGAACGACCGTGCGGCACGGATGGCGCTTGCACTGAAGAACCTTGACCTTGATTCTATTGGTACGGTACTGGGGACGATGGCCAAAGTTACTCGTTACATGGCCTCAATTAACACGCAATACAATCCCGTGTTTGGTATTACGAACTTCTTCAGGGACTTAGGGACGATGGCCTTCAATTTGTCAACAACTCCTATTGCTGGGAAGCAGGCGCAGGTATTAAAAGGAATCGGCCCTGCAATGATGGGAATCTCAAAAGCCTTGAGAGGCAATCTCGATTCACCACAGGCAAAACTTTTTAAAGAGTTTCAAATGCGCGGTGGACAGACCGGATATGTTGATCTTTATAAGACTTCAGAAGACCGGACGAAAGACATCGACAAACAACTCAAGATGATTAAAGGCAAGGCGCCGATAAGAGGAATAATTTCGTGGGCGGGAGAAGCATTGTCAAACTATAACAACAGCATTGAAAACGCAGTAAGACTTTCTGCCTATGAAGTGGGAATAGCCAATGGAATGAGCAAAGATGCCGCCGCGGCTATGGCCAAGGATTTGACGGTAAACTTCAATCGAAAAGGTCAATGGGCAAGTCAGGCTGGGGCAATGTATGCTTTCTTTAACGCAAGTGTTCAGGGTTCGATGAGAATGTACGAAACACTCAAAGGGCCGAAAGGAAGAAAAATTATTGCCGGTGGATTGATTTTCGGAGCTGTACAAGCCTTGGCGTTGGCCGCTGCGGGATTCGACGATGATGAACCACCTGATTTTGTAAGGGAACGAAACATTATTATCCCCATTGGCGGGAAACAATATATCACAATTCCTATGCCTTTAGGGTTTAATATTATCCCCAGTATCGGGCGTATTCCAGTAGAAATAGCGTTGGCTGGCGGGAAGGGTGCGGACAGAAAGGTTGGCTCCTTGTTCGGAATCATCCTGGAAGCCTTTAACCCATTGGGAAGCAGCGGAGTCTCGTTGCAAACCTTCGCGCCAACCATAGCAGATCCGTTTGTTGCCTTAGCGGAGAATAAGGACTGGACTGGAAAACCGATTTATAAAGAGAATTTTAATTCATTAAATCCAGCTCCGGGGCACGCAATGGCGAAAGATACGGCATCATTATTAGGACGGGGACTTAGTTATGCACTAAACATTGCCACGGGCGGCAGCAAATATATTCCAGGTTATTTCAGCCCAACACCGGATCAGATTGATTATCTGGCGGGACAGGCTACGGGTGGAATTGGAAGAGAACTTAGTAAAACTTCGCAGACGGTTCAATCCATGTATTCCGGCGAAGAACTTCCAACCTATAAAATTCCCGTAGCGAGCAGATTCTATGGAAATGCGGAAGGCACATCGAATGAGAGAAGGAAATTTTACGATAACGTAAAAAAAATGAACATGCACGAAAGAGAACTAAAAGGACTTCAATCAGAAGGTCGTTCAGTATTGGAATATTTAAAAGACAACCCGGAAGCGCGTCTTTTTAAAATAATGGGCAAGACAGAAAACCTTATCCGTAAACTGGAAATAAGACGGGATAAGTTAAAAGACATGGGAGCCAGTCCAGGACAAATCAGGCGGATTGACGATTATATGACGGCGCGAATGAAACGCGTGAACGATGCAATAGAGAGAATGGAGAAAACTTAACTTTGCCGCCGCCGAAATAATTCTTGTGTTTTACGGCAAGGGAACTATATAATAATAAATATCAGGGGGTGAGAAAAATGATTACAGGAATACTAAAAAGAAGCATTGTGAAACAGGGCAGACCTTCAATGGCGGTACTGGAACTCACGTGTACCGCGGAAGATGGGGCATTCCCTGCGACTATCATTAATCCATTGGCGGTTGATTCCGTCGGATCACTTTTTGACATCAGGGGGTTGAAACTCTATTCAGTTAAAGCAATCCCAGGGACGACGGCTCCTACAGACGCTACCGATTTGACGATTACGGATGAATACGGTATTGACCTTCTCGGTGGGAAGGGTACAGACCTGATTGGCGCTACCAGCAAGACGTGGATTCCGATCGGGCCGGCGGGATACGCCCTCCCGGCGTTAATCACCGGAAATGTTACAGTAACTATTACTGGTAATTTAATTGCCAGTGCTGTAATAACTATTGTACTTGAATTTGTGGGGGAATAAACTATGGCAGATTATTACGGAATAGATTTACTCAACAAAGCAAATATTTGGACAGGGAAGCAGACGTTTTTAAACATAGAGATTGCAGGTGGAGCCATCGGTGTCTCCTGGAATGAATTAACAGATACTTATGTTCGTACAGGTTCCGCTGCAGGACAACCTTGCGGTGTTACTTTAGGCGATGTTTTCCTTCCTGTTCAGCGAAAAATGAGAGGTTGTGTCGTTGCTGATAACGGGACGGTTAATTACTATCTTGGCGCTACAGACTGGACAAAGAAAGAGGATGGTGTAACGGCTTCAAAACTTGATGGCACAGACGGACAGGTAATGGTCGAAATACCTAAGTTCTGGTATCGCTACGGGTATTCTGGAACTACTCATACTTGGGAAGTTTCGCCTGTTCCTTTGACTGGCTTTAAAGTCCATGAAGCGTTCATGTCTGATGCGGTAGAAAAAGACTACCTCTATGTTGGAGCTTATGAAGCAAGTCTTTTTGATGTATCAGCTCTTAAATACGTCGGTCAGTGCCATCAAACTGCTGTAAGTGCTACATTTGCCGCAGCGGACAATTCGATTACGATTACCACCAGAACTGGATGGGCAGCGGCTTTAGCAATTGGCCAAAAACTTGTTATTACTGGAACTACAAACAATAATGCCACGGTGACAGTTAAAGCAATCGTATCACCTACCAAAATTACAGTTGATGAAAATCTTACAGACGAAACAGCCGCGGCAACGGTTATTCAGACGCAGACTGATGTAACAGATACTTCAGGCGATAAACTCTGTTCTGTAAGTGGTGTCTGCCCGATTACAGGTGGAAGTGCAAATGGAACAAGAGCACATTTTAGAACGTGGGCTGAAAACAGAGGTGGTGGTAAAGCAGCTAATGATGCGGCTACTGCTCAATGGAGCCAGTTATATGGCGATGCCTATTCAGCACTTCAACTGCTCTATTTAACTGAATACGCTTCTTTCTATTCTCAATCTGTTTTGGGCTATGGGATTGCATCATTTGGGAATTGGGCAGCTTATAATGACTACAACCCCATTGCTAAATCAGGCAACGGGAACGGAACTGGTAATGCTTCTGGTAATACGGCAACCTCGGCAATTACAACTGGCGACGCAGCAAAAAGTGTTTACCTAAAATACAGAGGTATTGAAAATCTCTATGGACATATCTGGAAATTTGTTGATGGATATAAAGTAAACAATAATATCCCTTATCTCTGCAACAACTTTGCCAATTTCAGTGATGCTGCGAATACTACCAATTATACCAATCCGACTGATGTAAATGGCAATGCAATCACAATGATTAATGCTACTGGTTATCAAGGAACGCTTGAACTTACAGGAAGAGCATTTTTCCCAGCTTCCCTCACTGGTGGGGATGCAACACACAAAATCACAGATTATTATGATCAGGCTGCTGACTGGCGCGTGGTCGTATCTGGCGGCCTTGCGGCTGCTAACGCGAATGTTGGGGCCTTCTATCTGTATGCGAATTATGCTTTGGCGTATGTGTCACGGCTTGTCGGTGGCCGGTTAGTAATGAGAAAATAAAAATCCATTAAGGAGGATACTATGAGAGTTAAATACGGTTCGGATACTTACCCAGAAATTATAGTCAAAAGTGCCGGTAAAACACAGGTACGTTATGACATCAAAGAAACTGAATTTGAAGAAATGGACGGCACGAAAAGAGCTTGTTATGACTTCTCCTATGTCGCCATTGAAGGTGAATTGACAAGAGCTAAAATCATTGATGCAATTATTACAGACGAAATTGGAAATAAGGACGTTGAATTAGCTCTTATCAATAATGAGCTTGCCAGTCCTGGGACTGCTGAATATGTGGCGTATCAGGCGTTAAGAACTCACGCAAAGGAAGTAGCCGCAGAGGTGGTGAAAAACCTTGAGTAAAATTAGTCTAGAAACAATAATAGTTAACGGCGGCGTTATTATTGTAGCGCTCACTATCTTTTGGGGCGGCTTCGTTTACCTCTTCAAAAAATGGATGAGTGACCGAGAAAAATCAGAAACTTTAATCAGAAAGGAATTGGCCGATACGACGGCCAAAACCTCAGCAGAGATAAAAGAACGGATTGATGACCTGAAAGAAAGAATTGTTAAAGTATCTGAAAAACAGGAATCGTTGACAGAATATCAAAGGATGGCAAACGGCAAGGTAGCTCAGATATCACTTGAGTTAGGTCTTTTTCAGCAGAAATGCAAAGACAGAATAAACATGCACCAAAGGACTACAGACCATGTCGCAAGTGGAGGAGATTAATCATGAACCAGAACCGCAAGGCCTTCCTTTCGGCTATTGCCAAAGCAGAAGGTACATACGGAAGAGGCGATGATGGGTACAACGTGCTTGTCGGCGGATTGTTTAGTGGAATTGGAGAGACAATGAAAAAAATAATATTCGGTTTACTTATCATATGTATTGCAACAATGAGCATTTCTGAAATTCAGAAAATCGACAATCTGATTAAATGGGAAATGGTGAAGATTGTCAAAGAGTTGAACGAAGTGAGGTTGTAATGAATGATTTAACTATTTACGAACAGGTGAAAGAACAAATGCTTACCGGTGACGGCCTTGGCTTTGCTAATACTGGAATCGTATCCAATTTGATTATGTGGAAGACGAAAGGCGACGCTGACCCTGTCAATAAGATAAGCTTAAGTCACTGGGGAGGTCTTGTCCGGGCGGGAGCTTATGAGGGGTTTGAGCGACGCAGATTCACAATAGAGGCAATGTCAATAGGATTCTATCCCGATATTTTGTCTGATTATATAAAAAATTACCCCGGGCATATTTACTGGTATCCGCTCAAGGACGAGTGGGATCCGTACAGAGATAAAATAGGAGCCCAGATCCTTTCTATGATCGGTACTGGTTATGATTGGTTGGGAGTGGCAAAGCAGGCACTCCTAAAAGTCAATGCTTCAGCTCGACGGTTGTTCTGTTCAGAGGCTTGGCAGATTGGTCTACAGCTTGTTGCGCCTCAGCTATGTAAGCCAGTTGAGAAAGCGCTTACTCCCACAGGGATGCACAAATTGGGGTGCTTTAAAAACCCGGTTAAATTGATTTAAGCAGGCAAGGCTTAAACGTTACACCCTTTTTTTCTGACTTCAGCCATTCAAAGAAAACTTAATCATCCACTACAATCTCGCTCTTTAATAATTCAACTGTGTTTTGAAAGGCAGCCATTAAGACCTCTGGTTTTATTTCTAAAGGATAAACAGTTCCGGTTCTTCCCATGCCAGCCATGACGCAATCAACAATCATATCCAATACATCAACAAGATTTACGTTATGAGGTATTCCGTCTTCCGCTAGCAGGTGATGACGATTGACTTTTCTGTGATTATCCCACCAACCAGTTTGCTTAAATCCAGTTACAAAGTCGGCATGAAAATGATCTAAATTGGTTAGTTTGTCATAATCGTGATAAGTTGCAGCCATACTAATTAATTCTCTTATGAAATTCATTCCCTTTCTTACGTCATTAATGTGTTGTAAGCTACTTTCTCTTAACTGTTCTTTTGTTACTTGTGAAAAATCACACGATCTTGTATCTGCTGTTTGACTCTTTTTAATATTAATCATAGTTTCTCCTTAAATATTTTTATGTCCGGGCAACCGTGAAGGTGTCTGCAACTGCAAACGTTGTAATCTTCCTTGCTCGGTTTACTCCCGTCCCGGCAAACAAGGTCTACCGAAAAACACGTATAGAGCGGGCAATTCTTCTCACTTACATCTACTTTAACTTTCTTCCCTTTTCTTTTTACTGTTACAAACACGGTGACTCCCTTCAGCTCAGCACTGCATACAACACTGTCTTATACTCATCTCCTCCACATGCTGCACATACTGGCGAGTTGGCTTCATTCCAATATCCGCACTTACAGCACCAGCTATAGCAAGTGAGTTGACTTTCATACATCGGTCTTTTTTCTTTTGCTTCATTAAACTTTTTACCTGAGTTCACATGATGTTTCATTTTTTTGATATCTTCTGCTGACAATTCTGGCATATTACCTCACCTCCTCTACTATTTTAACCATGAAAACCTCACCTACGGAACGTTTTCTTCAAAGGTCATTAGGCTCATCCCATGTTTTATAATTTTTATCAGCATTTCCGCCGCATCAGCAGCATAAGCCGCATTAGCCGCACAAACTGCCGCATCCGCCGCATAAACTGTCACCGCAGCAGCATCAGCAGCATAAGCCGCATTAGCCGCACAAACTGCCGCATCCGCCGCATAAACTGCCGCATCAGCCTCATAAACTACCGCCGCAGCCGCATCAGTCGCATGAACCGCATCAGCCGCCGCATCAGTCGCATGAACCGCATCAGCCGCCGCATCAGTCGCATGAACCGCATCAGCCGCCGCATCAGCAGTATCTTTGTTTTTCGTAGACGTATCCGAAAGGAATTTTTTCGCGGCGTCAATCGCCTTTTGCGGCCGATTATCATCTGGGTATTTTAGTTTGTAGATGGAAATTACCTGCTCTGCGGCATATATGGCATATGCTATTTTTTGTTTATGATTCATCAGGCGGACAATCAGCCAGTTTGCCCAATTCTCTTGTTCGTCGGCAATTAATGTTTCTAACGTAGCCTGTGAATCTGCTGGCCTTCCGTGATTCAGCCACCATTGATACCCTTCGTCGCAAGGGTGGATATCTTTTAAAAATTCTTCTGTAATGGCCATTTTTTTCTCCTCTCTTACTTTTTCTGTCATTTTGTCTCCTTTCTATTTTTTATAAAGTTTTTTACGAGCCATTATGGTTTTTTCATAGTCATCTACAATTACATTACCTTTTATTTCATAATAAGATTTAAGTAACCTTTGAATACACACTACCTTCTCGTAGTCAGTAAATCCTTGCTTTATGAGACTAGCAAAATCATTAATCATATCTATTGCCCTCTGCTCTTGACTATTTACCGGTTTATCCCTGTCTTCGGAAGCCATATCTATCTATCGTATCCAATTTGATTATGTGGAAGTGGTTCTGTTGTATCTGTAAACTTCACAGAGTCAACATAGCATCTCCTCATTTGCCCATTATTCTCTTCGACCAACGCCTCCATATAATTACCGGGGCCATTCTCATACTCATCATACCAGGGTGCCCACGTATGGAACCATCCCTCTATCCACACCCAAGAACCTTCATTCAAGTACTTTGCTTTGCACTTTCTCATTCTTTTTCTCCTTTGCAATCATAAATATCCACTATCATGTCCATAGTATCTGGTTCCCAGTCGCATGACCCTCCTAAGAGGGAATATTTGCAGATTCCCTGTCCTGCTTTACACTCTGCAAAATTCCTGCACTTTCTTTGTTCTTCGACTCGGGCTGTGCAGTAGCCATGATATTCATAAAATTTCATTTTCCCTTATGCCTCTAAAATTACCTGAATCTGATGCACAGTTACAACGTCATTCGCATATTTCGGCGTGTCAATTAATGTCTCGACAGCCTTTATTTTGTTATTGATTGTTGTCGCAAGTCTTAGAGACTCCCGCGTTCTTTTATAAACTGAAGGGATCTGCGACATAACGCATGTGTTCATTTCTAAGAGATCAATTAATTCTTTTATCTCTTTCATTTTAGCCTCCTTTTATCTTTAGAAATTCCATCGACGAACATTTAAGCTCCTTTAAAAAGTGGTGTGTCCGGGTCGTCTAACTCGTCTAACTCGTAAAAATCGTAGTCTTCCTTAGAGAAATCATAAGTAGCATTATTACCTAAAACAATATGTAATCCTTCTTCTGTTTCAGTGACGTCATCTTCGTTGATGACTGGACTAAGCCAATCAATTGCTATACCGTTTTTATATACAATACATTCGTAAGTCATTTTGTTCTTCACCTTTGGCTGTGCAGTAGCCACGATATTCGTATGATTCCATTTTTTATCCTCCTGACTTCCAGCCATTAGCTATTAGCAAAGCATATTTTCTTCTTTCCGCAGACGTTATTGCTCTTTGCCATAACATATAGTAACTTTTTTTTTCGTTGGTTAGATGCTCGCAATGAGGCGGATTTTTTTTATTCTTTTTTACCCCGAAGTCAACAGGGCATTTGTGACAACTTCTTCCACTTTCATCTCTACCAGCAAAATCGCAAGCGAAGCATTCCCAGTCTGGCACAAAAGATTTTTTAAATCCCGGCCAGTCTTTCTTTTCTTTTTTGGGGTTTTTTGCTAACCACTTCCAAAGACTCTCATGTTTTTTTTTGTACCACATTTCTTTTTCAGTCATTTCTATTTGACCCATTTCTACCCTCCAAAATATTACTTAACATCTTTGCAATGGCAGGATGTCATTTTGTACCATTTTTGTCATCTGGCCAGCACATGTAGTCAAAAATCAACTTCAGTTTATCTAAGCTCATCATAAATTTCGCTCCTTTTAAAAAACTAACTCTATTATTTTAATTGCACCATAAAAAGCCGCAAAGACGATTCCCCATGACGCCAATACCAGCAGAGTAATAATTATTACTCTATTAACTATGCCGAACCCGAACTTCCCTTTGTGCAGAATATCGGCTGTATTAAGAACCAGCAGTATATCCAAAATAGAGGGACATTGATTGCCACAAAAAGGGCATCTATGTCCATGTCCATGCTCTATCTGGTTAAACATTTCTTTACATTTTGGACAATAAATTGCATCTTCTAATTTCATTTCCTTTACTTCCTCCCTAAAAAATTTCCAATCACAATTTTGGGCTTATAATTGAAGCACCCAAAGATTTTTCATTCCTTACTCCTTCCGCGAGCGGGAACTGCCTGCTTTTGTTCCCCAACATTAGCGTCAGCCAGCTTACTCCCGCTCGCGGAAGAAGATTTTTTATATCCGGGACACTTTCTGGCGCAGATCTGTACCGGGAGTGTGCACTTGCCAAAATTCTCACAAGACATTTTCATATCATTCCTCCATCTCGCATCATTTCTCACAGTAAAATTCTCCAAAGAGCTTCTTGGCTTTGGTTTGGTAGGTTTGAGAAGCAAGCTCCTTATTATCAAAATAGCCCAGATGAATTTGCTTTCCCTCAAACCTAATACACGAACGCCACTTCTTACGCTCTTTATACCAACATACGCCCTTACAACCAGAAGAGGAATCAATACTTAAATGCTTATTCATTTCATTTTGACTCTTTGAAGCAACTCTTATATTGTCTCTTTGGTTATTAAGGCCGTTGTGGTCTATATGGTCGGTAAACTCACCAGATAATAAAAGTCTACCAAGTTTACGTTCTAACACGACTCTATGCATAAAAATATGTAAGATTCTTCCTTCTACACTCTTACCTCTTTTTGCATAATCAGTATTCTTACCTCTCTGCACTCCCCATCTATACTGATTTAAGTCTACATAGTCCTCATCAGATACTTGGGTTTGGCCGACAACTTCTTTCTTCCTATATATATTTATTGTTTTCATTGACGTCGTTTCTCTAATCTTTTTTGTTTTCGAGCACTTGAGTTTTTTCTTTTGACATATTCCAGGCATTTGGGAGTGCATGCCTGCACTGGCTTCCGACACTCATCGTATTTTTCACAGTCTGTTTTCATCGTCAAACTCCTTCTTGTGCGCACAAGGCTTTTAACATGCCCGTCGCAATGGTATCTTCTGTAAAGACAATATTATGATATAAGTCAAATATAACGGCAATTTCTTTCCAGGAAAAACTCCACTTCCTCCAATCCAACATTCCGCACAATCCTCTTTGTGGATTAACAGGATCTATAATTAAAGGGAGACGGATAATCCGTTCGTCATCTACGTCATAATCACCATGTCTCGATAATCTTATAAAATTATCGTCATGGCAATTATAGGTATAAATCACTACACTTAGTTTGTTAGACCATAGACTGTCTTTTATACATACTTGGTCTCCTATTTCCCAATTTTTCATGTTCGCTTTTATTACGGACTGTAACCTGATTAACATTTCCAGTTGTTCTTTTTCTGGGTACATTATTTCGCCTCCTTTCCTCTAAGTTCTTCTAGTTCTTTTTCTAGCTTTATTATTTTACGTCTGATACAGTCTTCTTTGTTTATTTTGTAATATTTATCCAAGATTTTATCTAAATTATTGAAGATGTCCTTGGCATTATCCAAAGTATAATAAAGAGTATAATTCGTCGAGTCTTTATATTTAGGGTTATATTTTTGCAACTCGCTAAAGAATTTTAAAAAGAACTCTCGTGGATAATCTTTTCCAAAGATGTATGGCCCGGTGGGAAATGATACACTCAATAACACTTCATCGTTTGGTTGTGTGTCGTCGTCAGACCAACTAATTGTTCTGTTATATTTTTCACCCCATCTGGCAATCTGCATATACTCGCCAAAACAAATATAATCTATTGAATAAATTTTTTCCTTAAAATTGAGTCCATATTTTTCTTTTAGTTCAAGACCAAAGATGTGGCATTCTGCTTCTCGTTTCAAGTTGACGACATTAAAGACGCACAAATCGCCATGTTTTTCTATTACTTCAAAAATTTCTTCGTATGCTCTTTTTGCTTCTTCTAACATGTTTTACTCCTCCTGATTAATTACAAATTTCGTTTCCAGCCATCTAACGGACGGGCCGGTGTAATCCGGGCACTGGAAGTTATGGTTATGGTATTTAACCCCGTGCCCGCAGATCGCACACGCAGGCTCTTTGTTATCCCGCGCTATTGTCTCAAAGAGGTACTGGTTGATTATATAATTTCGAGCTTGCTCATTCATTTTCTCACCACGAAAATCTTCCCCTGTTGGTCCGTGCATTTCCAACCACCAGGAATTGGCTCCAGTTCACAATACCCTGCACCTCTTGCGTTTAACTCTTCCATGATATATTTCTGTTCTGCTTTGGTAAGAGTCCAAGACAAATTAGCCTTTTTGTTCCTCTGGCCTATACCCCACGAAATAAGCAAACCAAAAACACAAACAATTACAACGAGTAATAAAAATCCATCAATTATTTTGTCTTTCATTTTTCTCTCCCATCAATTGATGACTATTCCATTATTTGTTTTTCACTCTCATGTAACTCCACTATATTCTAAATAAGCTTGTAATTTTTTCCGGACATTTATTAAAAAATCAATAGCTTCATCTGGTGTTTTGCTGTTTTTCGCTGCCGAGGAACATTTATCTGCCTCTGTTACTCCTTCGTGATATGCAATATAATGTATATTCATAATCCCATTACATCCTGAGTAATAAGTTTGTAATACTACATATTCATCAGGAAACTCTCGTGCAAGCCTTTTGAAGGCCATTATCTCTTCTTGTTTTGAACTCATTTTTTCTCCTCCTTTTTCTCTCCCATCAGTAGTTAATGACTTTTCCATGCGATTCCATGACGACATTGCTAATGATTCTGCCCGTCTCTCTTTCGTAGGCGTCCGATCTCCGATTCGCTTCAGCGGTTGCCTCCTCGTCTGTGCCGATAAAAATGTCTTCTCCCAGGTAGCAGCTAAAAATATCTTCTTCTCCCAAAGAACATCCGTCATCTTCAATCTCAGCATAGAATTTCCAACAGCGTTTGGTCATCAAAATCACCTTATTTCTGTTGTCAACCCGTCAGAAACCCAGTTTTTGCAATATTTGTGTGGATTCCAGTTATGAAAACAATAACATTTGTGCTCAAACCAGTTTTCACAGTTGCCGCAGCACTTGAGGTTTTCTAACATGCTGCGGATTTCATACGCAGCAGATTCATATTTTTCGCGATCACGGTTCCACCCCGCCGCCCAAATTTCTGCTATTAAATCGTCAATTGATAGTTTTTTCATTTTCTTTTCCTCCAATCTCTTTCCTTTATCACTCTCTGTCCTTTCTAGTAAGCCCGTCTGTATACCAAAAATCACAGTAATGTCCTGGGCTATATCCATGCTTCGACCGGCAATCTCCGCGTGGTGTATAGTGTTTACAGTTGCCGCAGCACTTGAGATCGTTCACCTGCTCAATGTCTTCTTCTCCCAGAAGACATCTTAAAAAAGCTTCTTCTCCACGATACTTCCCGTTCTCCTCTCTATGTTTACAAACATGATAATATTTGTCATCCTTCGCCGGCGCAAAATGCAGGCATTCCTCCTCCTGAGTGATGGTCTGTGCCATGCAAACTCCCCGGCGGGAGTAATTTATTCTTTGATTCTTCACCTGTATTCCTTTAACAAGTCGCGTCTTTCGATTAAAGCATCAATGGCTTCGTCAGGAGTCGCGCTGGCCTTGTCCGCCGACGAATCCCTTTCTGCCTCTGTAACTCCTGCATGATAGGCAGTATAGTGCTTGTTCATAATTTTGTTACACCCAGAATAATAAATTTCTAACTGTACATATTCATCGGGGAATTCTTTAGCCAGTCTTTTAAAGGCTTTCACTTCTTCACGCTTTGAACTCATGTTTCTCTCCTCCCGCTTAAGAATAAACCGGACATCCGACAAACTTCGGGCATACCTCGCAATGTTTTCGGAGATAGATTGTTTTCGGGTCGTCAGGACACGGAGCCGGAGCCAGGCCAACAGAGATTAGTTGCGCCGGGTCGGGGCCCGGCACAAAGTCAGTTGTTTTCGGGTTGGGAACGGCAGCAGGTTCTTTCTTTTCTTCCTGTTTTGCTTTTTGTTGTTTTTCGTATGCCGAATAAATTTTCCAGAATTTTTCCGTGGCCTTTCCACCCTCAAGTTTCACCTGATCGACGGTTGTTTTGTTGCTATCCGCCGTTCGGGTCAGAAATTCATTCAGAATTGTTTCGTTAATTCCTTTCGGAATTGAATCGTCAAAAGCTTTTATCAGCGTTGCGGTATCATCACCGGGTTCGGCGTCAATCACGTCGCCATTATCAATCCCCAGAAGGTCAGCCTGTGATTCTCCCATGTTTGCCCTGTCTTCAAGGGCGACGGCATGGGCGAACTCGACGGACAGGGGCGCCAACTTAACATGGCGTTTTATAACGGTTTTCTTGGCCATCTCATCATAATCCGAAACCCAGGGCCCATCATTTGCTGCTTTTGACCTTTTGCGTATTTTGTCAATGTCCCCCTTGGACATGTAGTCGAAAGAATAAGAGCCATCCTTATACCTGAAAACAACATAGGCACCTTTTACTTCCCCACGATCCCCATCAGCCGGGACGTGCTCAAGCTTCTCTTCGATTCCATACTGTAAAATAAAGTGGTCGTTGGAATACACTACTTGCGATGAGACGCTCTGAACCTCGCCGGATCGTCTTGCAAGGGCAATATATCCACGATAACCTGGGATTAGGGTGCAAATTGTGATATCTTTTTTTGTGTCTTTAAAGGGCACCAAATAGGCCTGTCCGAGAAATTGATCTGGCTCAAGGCCGAGCTGGGCGCACGTCATAACGCAAGCCAAAAGACTTTGCTGTGTGCAGTCCAGTAGTTTCGGATTTTTTTGAATACTGGTCATTGCTACGCGCAAGAGACGATCAGCGGTTAGATGTTTCGGCAATGCCATCGCCATTTGCTTTTTGCTCTGTTCGAGCAATGCGCGGATGTTTGCCGCCTTCTGTGTTGCTGGTAAATTGTTTCCCATGTGTTTTCCTCCTGTTTTTATTTTATTTAAGTCCGAAATCTTGTGTCGCTCACTTCCTCTATTCTGCATCCAGGTATATCCCTGACGCCCATTTTTACCGCGTTGTTCAATAGCCGCCCGTCAGGAACGCAAAATTCTCTCGGAACCAATTCCGGGCGCTCTACAAAGCACTTCCACGTCTTGACTTGATGGCTGGACGTTCCCGACTCCGTCCTGGTCACTGTTTCCTGCTGCGGAATGATGATGTCTGGTACCTGGGGGGCAACGACCTCATGTTTTGCCGCCTCTTCCGCAGCCGCTTTCCTGGCCGCTTCAATTTCTTCCGCGCTGGCCTTTTTTGCTCTGGCTTCTTCCTCTGCTTTACGTTCCGCCTCTTCCCGCGCCTTGCGGTTGGCCTCGGCTGCCTCGGCGTCAAGTTTCGCCTGAAATGCGGCGGCGGCTTTCCTAGCCGCTTCTTCCTGCATCCGGCGTTCCAACTCTATTCTCGATTGATAAGCCGTTATCTTGCTTTTTAACACAATTTCAATAGCGTCGACATTTGACTTTTTCGTATTGGCGACAAGTTTCTCGACGAAGATTTTGCAGAAGCCATTGACAGCGTCGACAAAGTCGCTGGCGTCCGCCGTCACTTCTTTCCGCTTAGCCTCTATCGCTTTAGCAATCTTCTTTGCCTCTCCGCCCAGGGCGACTGCAAATTTAAGACTTCCCTCATCTACGATTTCGATTTTTGCGGCATCCATAATCATGCCGTCAACCCGTTCGACGTACTTTGTAAATTGTGGTTTGACCGCGACAAGCGAAAGCACGGGGCCGGGGGGCAATATTTCCGCGTCAACGATTGTTTCATCCTTCTTTGTTTGTCCATCTTCTAATGCTGCTGATAAATTAATCATGTGTTATTCTCCTTTCATTTGTTGTGGAAAAATCTATAAATATTCAATGCTTGCAAGAACAGATTAAAATCACTTGACGAGTTTTGGTAATAATCCATCTTTGCTATTCCGCCGTCCGGGTGCAGCCGAAGACTACCGGATCGGGCCGGGACTATACCGTTTTTGGACACCAGGGCGCAATATGCGGCACATTGGAGCCTCCAGCTCTTAGCCAACTGAATCGGAGTCTTGTTGTCGACCAATAAAACTTCTCCGTTCTTTGCCCTGATGACCAAGTCTGGCTCCCCATTATACCCGAAATCCAGGTCAACAAGCCGCGTCTCGACCAGCAGCACTTCGTCAACAATCAAATCGAACCACCGCCGGTAACTGTCCACGTATCCTTCTATCTCCGGGGTCAGGTTAATTACAGGCAAACCCCGGGCAATAGTAGCGCAGGCGTCATGGGTTGCCGTTCCACGTACGCTGGCCGCCTCCAGCACCGCTGGCGGAATCCGGCTAAAGTCAGCCCACGGCTGAAGTGCTTGTGTTACGGATACAAAAATCATTTTTTATCCTTCCTCTTTTGCCTTGATTTCATGCTTTCCCGCTCCCAATTTCCTGAATTTATCCGCTATTCCCTTGACATATTGTGCCAGTTCCATGAAATCAGACTCACGGTATGCCGGGTTTTCCTTCTTTAATTCCGACACCCTGTTAGCAATTTTCATGGCCTCGGCTTCAAGGAATATAACCTGCGCTTCACAAATCAGTGCATTAAACTCTGCCGCGCTGTTTGTTTCTTTCATAGTTCCTCCTTTCTTGATTTTAGGCGCCCCAGGTGGCTGCCATCGCTTCGGCTATCCCCGTAAATGTTCTTGACCGCTCTTTCCACCGCCTTGGAGAGGGCGGTAATTTCCAGATTCTGTGCTCTCTGCCGTCAACAATGTTTGTCGGCTGTAATAACGGCAGATTTTTTAGCCACAGGCAGGTCGCCTTTGTTTCTCCATGACCAAACATCCACGGCTGAATAATTTGATCCGGTTTTCTTATCTGACTTGAAATTACGCTGACCGGGTTTTCAATGGCGATCCGTGGCACGGGCGCAGACATTAGCAGTCTGACAAACATTAGCGCATCTGCTTGTTCTTTTTGTTTGTCCTTAAACCATCGAGCGCCGGACACGGCAAGATGTGTACATGGCGGAAAAGCAATCAGTAAATCCCAGCAATCACCAAGGATTTCCAAAACATCGCCCTGGATGTGCCAATCTGGATTTCCTTCTGTCGGCAAAAGATCGCAGGAGAACGCTTCATGCCCTCTTTCCGCAAAAGCGCTGCGAACTATTCCGCTAAATTCACACGCCACCAAGACCCTCATTTTTCAACTCCACTTCATCCTCATTTCTGATGGTGTTGTCATCTTCCTTTTTGTAAAAAACAAGTTTCGTATTTTTGTTAATAGTAATTCTGCCTCTATAGGTTGAATTAAATCCATCATCGAAGACCGGACGAAGTTTTTCATACACTTTAGGGTCAATATCGTTTATACCTATTTCCCTGTCTCCGTCTGAATATCCCCACATTGCGACTGTCATTTTCCATCCTCCTTTTTATTATTCCGCCCGTCCCTCCGTTTCCGAATTTGTTTCAGTCGGTGCAAGTTTCCCGATGATCATGTGTCACTTAATTAGTAGGGATGACTTAAAAAAGTGCTTTCCCTCTATATAAGCAACGGCCTGTCAAAGAAACGAGCCAAACGGTTTACTGTGTTACAATCCCTGCGAACTTTGAGCTACGCTCTGGTCGGCAGGGGTACTACTATCTAAAGCGGACTGAACCGCTAAGGATCTGATTCTTTTATGCTCTGCCGCGTGACAGGCAGGGCATAGTTTATGAACCTCAAAGGGTTTTGAATAATCAGGATGATGATTATGTTTTTTTGGATGATCGCAAGGACATTCGTATAGAATGATTACTTTATTAACATTGTAATATGCTAAATGATGCGCCTTCTCTTTTTCTGGATTTCTTTTTTTCCATTCTCTGCTACTTATATTTGCAAGTTTTTGATTTTTGACGTAATTTTTTTTAATTTTATTTCTGCACGTCTTGCATTCAGATTGTAAACCATTCTTATATTTCTTATGTCGATAGAAATATTCTGCTGTTTCCGGATAATCATTTTTGCAAATTCTACAAATCATAAATCCTCTTGGGGCTTTTGATGACGTATAGTAACACAGTCTTTTTTTTCTGTCAAACATTATTTTACAAAAAAGTAAAATATTTTTAGCAGTAGGATTACCTGTTGACAAAAATGTAAAACTATTATATCATACCAGCCACTATGAGAAAGAAACTTCTGGAAAAACTTAAAAAAGACGTAAAAAAATATGGGGTTATGGAAATGTCTCGCCGGTTAAGGTGGCCATATATGCCGCTGTATCGGCTAATAAATGGTAAAAACGCCGGGCACATAAACCTTTGGGACAGGATCGAAGCATACTATAAGAAGGCAAAAAAATGAGTACCTTAAACCTTTTTTCTGGTAAGGATAAAACCGAAATCGCGATTGACCGCATTAAAGCGTTCTGTCCGCCGGAAGGTTATTATGTTGCCTTCTCTGGAGGGAAGGACAGTATTGTGATTTTAGATTTGGTAAAGAAGGCGGGGGTTCCGTTCGACGCGCATTACAATATCACCGGGATTGACCCGCCAGAACTTTATTATTTCATCCGTGACAATTTCCCTGAAGTTGAACGGCATAAGCCGGGAAAAACTATGTGGAAATTGATAGAAGAAAAGATGATGCCTCCGACTCGTTTGGTTCGTTATTGTTGCGAGTACTTGAAGGAACGCGGCGGGGGTGGCAGAAGGGTTGTGACGGGTGTTAGGTGGGCGGAGAGCAATAAGCGTAGAAAAAGAAGTTTTGTTGAACAATGTTTTAAAGATAAAAATAAGATTTATATTAATCCAATTATAGATTGGACTGATGAAGATGTTTGGGAATATATAAAAATTAATAAAATTAAGTATTGTGGCCTTTACGACGAGGGATTTAAACGACTCGGTTGTATTGGTTGCCCTATGGCAGGCACTAACGGCAGAAAAAAAGAATTTAAGCGTTGGCCGAAATATGAAATGTTGTATAAGCGGGCATTCGACAAAATAGCAATAACTGGCACAGATGCAAATCGGATTTTGCACTGGAAGAATGGTGAAGATGTTTTCCGTTGGTGGATGGAAGAAGATAAACATACAAAACAAGATGAAGACCAAACGGTGATGTTTGAATGATAAGCAGGAGTCTGAAAAATGATAATTAAATTGACTGACAAAAAATTACTCAAATTGTGGGGCCAAGCCGTCATCGAACGCGCCGGATTTAAATGTGAATATCCGGACTGCAATGCCAATTACACCCAGCTTCATCCGCACCACTTATATTCCCGGCGATATGTCACCATGCGTTATTGTCTGGACGCGGGTATTTCACTTTGCCCGTATCATCACACGATGGGCGGTCTGTCAGCGCATCGTGATCCCGACTTCAAGTCTATTCTGGTTGCAACTGGCGTGCGGACGGAAGAGTTTTTTGACCGGCTGCGGGAAGAGCGCAATAGAGTCCAGAAGAACACTGCTGCCTGGAAGCTGGAGTGCTACAAAAAACTATCCCATTACTTATAAAATTGGAGTGTGAAAACGTGACTCATCCATGCCCGCGCTGCGGGTCTAAACTAATTAATCGGGACACCTGTATCAAGTGCGGCGAAACACTGAATAAAATAACGCCTTACACTGTGAGGTCTTGCGATTATCACAAAGGCGCCTATGCGTCGCAAAGAAAATACAGAATGAAGGCCTGCTGCAATTGCGGGAGGGTGAAAATGATCATGGGCGGAGGGTTGTGCGGGGCATGCCGGTCGCAGGTATACAATCCTGCCAAAAATATTCGCATAGAAAAAGACACGAAGGAATACAAGAAGGCATTAATTTCGTACCGACTCCGGCGGTGGCCGGAACAGTTTAAATCAAGACGTGAAGAGCAAACTCATGCCACAAGAAAATAAAGCGTTAGCCCAATGGATTGGTAAAATTAACTGCATGGATTGCCTGAAGCTGATGAAGGTTCTCCCGGCAGAAAGTATCAGTGTTATTGTCACGTCTCCGCCGTATAATCTCAGAAACAGTACAGGGCGGCCTGGAATGCAAGCCAACGGAAGCGGGAAATGGGCTAATGCTGCGCTAAGAAATGGCTATACAGATCATAGTGATGACATGCCATATCCCGAATATGTCGAATGGCAACGAAACTGCCTTACGGCTATGATGAGGATATTAAGACCGGATGGCGCTATTTTTTATAACCATAAATGGCGTGTTCAAAACGGATTACTCCAGGATAGGGCAGAAATCGTTGATGGCTTTCCTGTTCGGCAAATTATCATATGGAGACGTAAGGGCGGGATTAATTTCAACCCGGGATATTTTCTGCCTACCTATGAGGTAATCTATTTGATAGCAAAACCAGACTTTAAATTAGCTCCGAAGGCTAATTGTCAAGGAGATGTATGGGACATACCTCAAGCGCGGGATAATAAACATCCCGCACCATTTCCAATAGAATTAGCTCAAAGATGCATAGCCGCAACAAATGAAGGTGTGATTTTTGACCCATTTATGGGATCGGGCACAACGGCGCTAGCTGCCGAAATATTAAATCGTGAATGGATAGGCGCTGAACATTCTTCCCAATACTGCACAATGGCTCAAGAAAGAATCAAGAACTATCAAAACAAGTTTACCGCCAAGCGGCAGTGAACCAATGAATATGTCAATCGAGGTTTCGGCCTGCTGAACCAGCGTAGCCAATCAGCGGCCTAAAAAAGTTTGACATCCGGGTTAAGGTGTGCTAGGGTACGGACAGAGGACAGGATATGGAAGTAAATCGTGTTGAAAAATTAAAAAATCGACAATTAGCAAAATTGCTTGCATATTTAGAACAAACTGGGCAGCTCACCGTCGAGCTGGAGAAGACGCTCAAGCGTTCTTTCCGGTATGCATTTGAGGACGTTGAAACACTAATACAGGAATTAGGACTTGATAAGGAAGATAAAGATGACAATAAAAACTAACAAAAGATGTAAAAAATGTGGTGCGCTAAAACCCTTAGATGAATTTTATAGAGACAAGCGAACGAAAAATGGGCATCTCTTTTGCTGTAAGGCATGCGCAAAAGAGCAAGCCAGAAAATGGCGCTCTGAAAATCCTGAAAGAGTAAGGAAAAACAAGCGGCGATGGAAGGCTGAAAATCCTGAAAAGCCTGAAAAAGCAAGGGGATACGCCCGCAAATGGAGGGCTAAAAACGCCGAAAACATAAGGAAAGCCGAAAAACAATGGCGTGCTAAAAATCCCGAAAGATATAAAGAAATCCAGAGGCGAAAATATAGTTCTACCCCCGCGAGGAAATTGCATAAGATAGTATCGGTCGGAATATATAAGGCACTAAGGGGCAGTAAGGCCGGCAGGAGCTGGGAAGAACTGGTTAGTTATACTGTTGACGATTTGAAGAAACATCTTGAAAAGAAGTTTCAACCCGGTATGTCTTGGGAGAATTACGGACGATGGCATCTGGATCATCGGGTCCCTAAATCGGTATTCAACTTTGAAACACCTGAAGACATTGACTTTAAGGAATGTTGGAGTCTGAAAAATTTGCAACCAATGTGGGCGGCGGATAATATCAGAAAGTCCAATAAGTTAGAGAAACCATTTCAACCGTCGTTGATGTTTTGTGAATATTCGTCCGGCGGGGGTGTGACGCAACGATGAAAATGATAAACAAAATTAAACGTTTAGTTTGGTCAATCCACCTCAGGTTTCTTGAGAGAAACATCAAAAAACCCTTCAGCAAACGCCTGTCATTAAAAATTGACAGAGCATTATAAAAAATGGAGGGGCTGGAATGAATATGATTGAGATTGCACTGCATTATAAAAATGACCTGGGATTAAATGTTTTGCCTGTTAATGTTACGTGGAATGAACTACGCGGCAAGTATGAAAAAAAACCACTTGTTCCATGGAGTGAATTGCAAAAAAAAGAAGTCACAGATGAAGATATAAAAAATTGGTGGACTCAGTTTCCAGAAGCAGGAATTGCAGCCGTAATGGGTTCCATTTCGGGCGGTGTGGTTGCAATTGATTGTGACTCACAAAAAGCAATAGATGATATAGAAGCAATCTTGCCGGATGGAATAATCATCCCATGCAGCAAATCTATTTCAGGTGCAAGACATTATTTTTTTTACTCAGACGTTCCTCTAAAGAAGCAAGTCCGTTTTTATAGTGACATGGATTTGCAGTCAGAAAACTCATTAATTACTCTTCCGCCAACGAGAAGTAAAAGTGGTGATGAATACTCATGGCTAATCAAACCAAAAAGCAAATCCGACTTCGCGAATCTAACGAGTGCCCTCCAGGGCACAAGCATATATAATAATATAAGTACATTATATAAGGGAACCACAAAACAACCACAACCAACCACAACCACAACCAACCACAACGACCACAAACGACCACAAATGTTCCTTTCTGGCACCAGGGACAACGACCTTTTTCACACTGCAAATTGCCTTGTTAAAGGTGGCATGCCAGATGATGAGATAGCACAAGTGCTTGAAAGGATTATACTTTCGTGGGGAGAAAATCCTGACCAGAAATGGATTGACTCAAAAATTAAATCTGCAATAGGCAGAATTGAACGACGACAAAAAAATTGGACGGAAGAAGTACGCGACTACATAACGACCACAGACGGCTACATAACGACCACAGACTGCCACAAACAGCTACAAGCGACCACAAGCGACCACAAGAAAGCTATCAATATGGCATTGCTCAGGATGAAAGAAGCAGGAATAATAGAAAAATATGGAGAAAAAAGCGGGACTTACAAGAAAACCGAGCAACTGGAAGAAAGCATAATCGATCTGGCCTCAGCAGATAATACCAGTCTGCCGCTTAAATTACCGCTTGGGATTCACGAGATGGTAAAAATCATGCCAAAAAATATAATTATTATTGCCGGGGAATCCAATGCTGGGAAAAGTGCATTTCTTCTGAACACGGCAGCAGAAAACATGATTGACCACAAGGTTTTTTATTTTAGCTCGGAGATGGGCGGAGCGGAGCTTAAAGAGCGGCTATTGAACTTTACCGAAAGAGTACCATTACAAATGTGGGAACACTGCACTTTTATTGAGCGATCAAATGATTTTGATATAGCGATAAGGCCGAACGATATCAATATAATTGATTTCCTTGAAATAAATGACGAGTTTTACAAAATAGGCAGCTTTATTAAAAAAATATTTGATAAACTGGACAAAGGTATAGCTATTATTGCAATTCAAAAAAACAAGGGACGAGATGAAGGGCTCGGAGGTGCAAGATCAACAGAGAAAGCAAGACTCTATTTGTCAATGCGTCCTGGGTTCATAAAGATTGTAAAAGCAAAAAACTGGGTCTCAGGATTGATAAACCCAAACGGCATGGAAAAGCCTTTCAAGTTGACAAAAGGTATGTTTTTTTCTGATGTTAAAAAAGATGGCGAAAAGTTAGGATGGGTGAAAGCTGATGATTAAAAACCTGTATAAGGTTATGGTTCAATTCAGAAAAAATCTATATATTGAATATGTACAGGCCTATACAGAAAAGCAGGCCCGGATGGTAATAGCCAGACGGATTGCTAAAAAACAAGGGGTTTTGCCGGTAACTGTATTGTCATGGATGAAGGAGTTCCCGGACAATTTTGATATCCTGATTGAAACAGAATTTAAGGAGGTCGACGAAAATGAATAAATTCAAGGTTGTTTTCAATTACCAAGGCGAGATTTCCAAAATGGAAACGGAAGCTGAGACTAATTACAAGGCAATTCTGAAATGCTTACCCGTGATGGCCAAAAAGTACGGCGTTAAAAAAGAATCGATGATCAGATATTTCACTTCAGATAAATTAAACTGCGAAGCAATTGAGACAAAGAGACAATCAAAGGAGATTAAAAATGGACAAAATTATTAAAACAGGCGAAAAGACAGGTATAAAAGTTGAGGAATATAAGGGAGTTATATCATTATCAGCCCAGAACGTGGTGGGCGACAAAAACTACGCCGTGTGGGCGATGTATCAGAAGGGGAAGGGAGAGTTTCAGGAAAAATCGTGGCCAGTAAAAGTTACGTTAGGTAATAAAGATAATGTTATCAACGTTTTGCGAGAGATTGCCGCCGCGGTCGGAATCGAATCGCAAGATGTTCCGTTTTGAGACTATCGAGTTAAATCGGAGGGAATATGCAATAGCAATAATAAACACGATATAAGTTCAGGTGTGGTCACTGAACCGGGTAAAAACGCTGTGTAGCTTCGCAGGGGACGAAAAAGAGGCCGGGCAAGGCAAACCAACCCTCCCAGCCTCAAAATTGATTGTAGGCGATTTTAGGTCTCCAGGGGAAGGCAGGCAATTGCAATTAACCCGCTAACTCAAAAAACATAAGGTTAATGTTCTCCTCCGGCAGTTCCTCTTTCATCCGGTCTATCTGCTCCCATGCCAGCTTTAGCAGCCGCTGATTCTCTTGCACATTGTCACCAGCAGCCCGGAGGCACGACTCCAGGTAGTCTATGCGTTCTTGTAGTTGCTTTATCTTTAGAGTCCATTTATTTTCTAACATTTTCTCTCTCCTTCTTAGCCCATATCAATGATGATTTTTGCGTTGGGCGTAAGCGACACGCGCAAACCAAGTACATCCAGCGATGTCCAACAACAGTTATTTCCCGGATCCGACAGATTTTCTACCACAAGAGTTTCCGAGTAAGTTCTCCTCACAATTGTGTTGTGATATGGATCACTTATAATTCTGCCGATACTCCCTTGCGGCATATCACGCATCAGAATCTCTTCTGCTTCGCCCGGCTTCAGGTGCCGGGAACCTGTATTTTCACTCACTCACTTTAGTCCTCGTAAATCTCTCCCGGGTGCAGTTTTGCCCGGGCATGGATGTCCATGATTTGGCCTCGCTTGAGCCCGGCGATCCCCTCTGGGGGAATTGCTAATATATCATTCCCCAAAATTGGGTTGTTATGGCAATCTCTGCCATAATTGACAAGACTGCAGGTGTAACAATCCCCATCGGGTTTACTACAATAAGTGCCCTTTTTTTCTTCCTCTTTCATAATTTTCTCTCCTTCGCCCGGCCCATGCGCCGGGCAACCTTGTTTTTATTTATTACATCGAGCGACTCGCCTCGTATATTGCCCTTATCTTCTCCCTGTCGGTGTCGCATACCGCCAGTTCCTCTCCCGCGTAGTCCACTGCTGCCAGGTACATGTTTCTGGCCTCGTTTTTGTCGTCGCCCGATGAGGCAAAAACATTGCAAGCCTCACGAGTTTGTTCGATGCGATACAATTCTCTTATTTCTTTTAATGTCAGATTTTTCATAACTTTCTCCTTCGCCCGTCAAGCCGATAGCGCAGCCATGTGTTTATTTTTGCAGTTTAGCAATCAATCCCGTTATTGTGTCAATGGCGGTTTGGTTGGCAAGATTGCGCTCCACTATTTTTTCCGCAAAAAAATCAAAGGCATCTGCTATTTTTTCCGCAAAAAGTCGAATGGTTGAAGTTGCTGGTTTGTCCAAGCTTTCGCCCGACCATGTGCCCTCATACGGGTCGCGCTTATTGAGGCTCAGTTGCAGATAAGCGTCGCCGGAGAAAATCAAATCCACAGTGATTGTTTTATCAATCTTCTCACCGCGGGAGTCTGAGCCGCTCCACTCCTTAATTACATACTCAATACAATCCTCGTCCATATCGGGGATTTTTCCCAACTCCGTGTTGATCGCCGCCATCAAATCAACATACCCCTTCTTCAGCCAGCTCTTCTTGGTTGCCAATTCCTGTCCGTCGGTTACTACCTGATAAATTTTATCGTTCATGATTTCCCTCTTTCCCGCGTGCCGGATGCGCGGCCCCCGTGTTTTATGTTTAAATCTGATTTTATATAAGAGCAATAGACATGCCAAACCTTGCAAATAACAACAAAACACCGTAAGTATCTGTTTTTAAAAGGTAATAAAAATATATAAAAGTTTTTGGCAAATCCCCGAACCGTGCTAATTGGTGAAAATAACCACCTGCGAAACCTGTTGATAACTGGAATAATGCTTGTAAATCAACACCTTAGGCCAATCAGGAGCTTAAAAATGCCCGTTTGTGAGGAAACCCAGTGAACCGGTGAAAATACCCAGTAACACCTATTATCAACAATGTTATCAACAATTAAGGCAGAATTACCTGAAATAACAATAGCTTGCACGCTACACGCTT